GAACTAGGCACGAACATCTTCACGCTCTGGCTGAGCTTTGCGTCTTGTTGGAATGCTAGGAGTAGCTCGATCGCAGATCCCTTCCAGTGAGTCTCCGCAGGATTATCTTTCTTGAATTGGAACAAGAACACATCCAAGAATTCCAAAAAGCTATGAACGCTCGATGATGCTCTGGATTCGGCCAAGAGGAGGGGGTGGTGGTAGGACTTCACCACGTACCGCTCGCCGCCTAGGATTTCTTTGGGGATCTCCCAGTCACGAAGCCAAGCAGCAAAGTGTGGGAGTTCCTCGGACAACATCGATGGGATGTCGTTGCGGGAGATTTCCTCAAACATTTTGTGTGCCTTGAACTTGAATAGGCTGATCTTGTCTAGGATTGATCCATCCGTGTGCGGCACTGCTTGTACTGATTCTGGATCGTCGTTGAGCGTCTGGATAATACGACCACGCCAGTCCAGAGTCACTTGATCCATAAACTTGCGGTGGTATGCGTGACGAGTGTTTGCAACTCCTTGCTTGATCATTCGGCTGTAGTGGCGGTGAGCCTCAGAAGAGTCAGCTGATGATGCGTCGTCTACGTTCCACACTGCGTACTCGAACAACTCGGCATTGAACGAAGATCCTTGCACTAGATAGTCAGAAGCGTTTGCTCCTCCACCCATCAGACGGGCGACGATCTCGGTTCCAAAGAATGTCTTACCCAGACCTACTGACCCAGCGATGAACACCGCTTGTCCTGGTGAGAGTTTCCCACGCAGAGCCGATCCGTAGAAATGTTTGAGCCATCCCATTAAGAATGGGAGAGAGTCATGTGGTTCCATCACTGTGTCGAAGAATCGAGCCAGCCACGGGAATCCTTCTCCCCATTTGCCGTGATGCCCATCTGCTGGTTGCATCACCCTTGTCCGTGCAATGTTGAGCATCTTACGTCCATCTTGGATTACGATGTCCCGCTGGTCATAGAGAGCTGGCATCGAGCCTTGAACTACCTTTAGCTCCCGAACCCGCCGCATAGCCTCGTCAGCCTCGGACAAAGCTCCACGTTCGTCTGGTGCCGACGATAGCCCGAACATCCCAACAATATCGTGGCGGGTATCATCCTTACCCGACGGACGCCAGCATCCATCCAAATCCTTTTTCCAGTACAACTTGCCGTCGTACCAGAATGTCTGCATTGGTCCGCCGTAACGATCTTCCTCAAACTCCTTCACCCACGCCGCACCAAAAATATCAGCCCACGTTAAGAACCCCTTTGTGGAACGTGTGGAGTAGCTGATCATTCCAGTCTTTGTAACCTGTGCTCCAGTACGCTCGACTCCGTCCTCTAGCCAAAACAGAGGTCCACGCATTCCCTCCTCAAAAGGTCCAGTCCATCTACCTGGGAATGTCTCTTGTACCTTTTGGTATATACGCTCAAGCGGGATGGATACCTCTCCCTCACCCCGATACTTCTTCGAACGCTCAACAGCCTCGGAAAGAATCGAATGGACTGCCTCTGTCCTTACTGGAGCGTCTGCAAATCGAACTGCACCAGGCCACCAAGCGTAGTACTGGTCTGGTTTGAAGATGGCTTCGTCCATCCTCGGGAATAGATTCTTTGCTTTGGTCTCCTTGACCAGCAGACCAAGAAATTCTTTTAGAACGCCGGGAAGAACGTAAACAGGCTCCTCGAACATCCACACCACACGAGCACCAGAGCTGAATGTCTTGTGGGCAAACATCGGCTTGAATCCAGGTTTCGACCCACGGGTCAACCCTTCAAGCAACTCCTCGTCTGTAAGTGGAGTGTCGTAATCTGCAATCAGTCCGTGCATCTTGTACGGATCGTTCGACTTGGAGACTCGAGCGTGAGGGTTGATACCCTCGAACGCAGATACAAACACCCCGTCAGTTGTGTCTGCCTGCGCCCACTTACGGAAATCTTCTTTCTCTTTGAACGATGGGATGACCAGAGTCTTCTCCCAAGGCTTTGCTGGTTCTGCTGTTCGAGACGTTAAATTCGGTATCCTAAATAATGTTGTCTTCATTCTTTCTTCTCCCTTTTATTGTTAATGCCAAACTCTTGTAAACCGAGATCCTAAACGAAAACCAGTATCCGAACAGCTTAAAAGTTAAGGCAGAAGTTTTCATTTCTTTTTTCTTGTCCTCTTAACTTTTTTGTGTTTAGCCATAGCTTTGTCGTCGCACTCGGGACACATAAGCATTTCTTCGGTGAACATCTTCCCGCACATAAGGCACTTTCTGCGTTTCGGTGTTTTCATCTACGCTGTCTCCTCTCCTACCACCTCATCCCACGTAGCTTGCTCTCCGTGCCAGACGTGTGGTTGTGATCTTAACCACTTTGGCTTTTCACCAGTTTTTGTAAAACTCGACTCGTTCCACAACACGTTGTTTCCGGGGACTGCCGTGATGCGTCCATTATTAAGTGCAATAAAATGGTGTGACTTTGTCTGCTCTGGAGCCATAGAGAAGCCATCACCATAAGGCTCAGCGGTAAACATGTAACGCCCCACCTCCCACGTTTTCTTACTGGCAATCCAGACTTTGCACGACAGCCCCATCAGATAGTCGTACTCGATTGTCGTGAAGTTCCATCCAAAACAATCCCATCTCTGAGCATCGTTAATGTCCCAATCCATAATTGCGATGTCACCGTGCATTAATGCGTGGAGGGGTAGTCCTCGGTACAACGCACCGCACTTGAGCATCACAGTGCAACCCCAAGCTCTCCCAGGTATCGCGGTAAGCCCAAACCACACAGCGTCCTCTATCTCTTGCTTCTCCCCATCAGATACAAAAGCAATGTCGACCTTGACGTATAAGTGGCGTGGTAAATTGGCGGCGTGTGTCATTTCTTGTAGCACTCGGCATCGTGACTTTCGGCTTCAATCGGACATCCGTCAATCCATTCCGGCGTGATCGCCATAAGTCTGTTAACATCTTCGCACGTAACATCCTTGTCTACCTCTAGGATCACCTCGTCGTGAACGTGGGCTAGGATGTCGAGACCAGCGTCTTCCAGACGGATCAGACACTCTCCGAACACGTCCCGAGCGGTGGCTTGCACGAGATTCTCGCATAGCTTCCCACCCCAGAACGGGAACTTTGGTCCGCCCATATTCACTGCCGCTCTCCAATCTGGCTTGCCGTGAGCACCCATCTGGCTGGATATCCCGAAGTACTTTTGGCTACGACCAGACGGGAGTTCGATGTGGCAGTCCTCGCCTTGGCTCTGTCTAAATGTTCTATCCAGCTGGTTCCAGAGACCCACGACTTTCGTGTTCCTTCGTCGGTAATCGTCTACGATTTGCTTCGAATGAACCTCATCTAGGTCTAGGCCAGCCATCATCTTTGCGATGAGAACGAACTTCTTGAACCCACAACCATACCCGAGACCCAGTACCTGTGCCTTGGCTAGTGCGTACTTGGCTGGATCACCTTTCTTGAGTGTACCCTTGGCTCCTTTCCACAACCCCGAAGCCACTGCGAACGCTTCGTAGATACCATATCCCTTGCGAACTGCGTCTAATAAAACTTCGTCTCCGCTCAACCAAGCGAGAACACGGGGTTCGATTTGAGCCAAGTCCGAGATGATAAACTTCTTTCCCGGCCTAGGGACAATACACGCACGAAGATCAACTCCGAATACATCACCTCTTGGCAAATTCTGGAAATTGAACTTTGATTCCCCAGACCAACGTCCAGTCTGTGCCCCAAAGTACTTTAGCCCGAAAGGGACAGTCCCATCTGGACGCCTACGCTTCCATAGGATTTCCAGTTTTGCGAATAGCATATTGGACTTTCTCCAATCCCGCATTGCTGCAACCCAAGGGAACTTCTCTCCGAACTCCTCTTCCCATCGAATACAGGCTGGGTCATCTTCCGAAGTTGACGGAGGAACTGGAATACCAGCCTCACGACAAGCTCTTGCTAGCTCTGTTACTTTTAGGACATCACCAGTATGATCGTCATTTGCCCAAGGAAGCTTCTCATTCGACTTAATCCTAAGCCAGTCCAGAGTGTTTAGCCCTTTGTCTACAAGCCCAGAGTCAACTTGGAATCCCCTCCACCCCATTTCAATCGTCTGCCTAGAAAGTCTTTGTTCTATCTCTGGCATCCTATCTAGAAATGTAGTTGCTAGGTCCAAGCAATGTTTTGAATCGTTTAGTGCGTACTGCTTAATCTCTTGCTCTTTTCCCAAAGAAACAGCCTCTTCCCAAGTCTTCCCCTTCATAAAGGATCTAGGATCTTTATCCACAGTTACCCCTAAGAGCTCCCTAGATGCGTTTCCTAGAGCCCTTGGTGCCCCAAGAAATGCCGCCATATTGGCTGTACACGAGAACTTACTCGGCTTTGCCTTGGTGATACCCCTTTCCCGCAGCACATCCATTACAGCCCCGTCGAAGCTATAGTTGTGTGCAACCCAGTGTTTCCCGTCGATTTTATCCCAGGGAGCTGTCTCTGGCCTACCCACGTACTCTATCCCCGGCCCAACGACGGACACCAAGTAGATGTCAGTCGTTGGGTGGCGTAGATAGTGCCACTGCCCCATTCGATCGATGTTTACATCGGACGAATAGGTCGTCTCGAAGTCAATTGCGTACATTTACGGCAATATGATTCGAGAGTCTTGAGCTTCTTGTATCTCTTTATCTCTTTGCGCTGCTTCGCCTGCGAGACTTTCGAACTTGTCTAGGCACATCCCGATGAACGGCTGAAGCCTTGCTACGATTACTTTTTCCAGCTCTGTTCCGCCTTCTTGCTCTAGACTTACCTGCATTGATAGTTCCTTCTTCTCTACATTTTCCGTTACCACTACACGCACAGATGCACTCATTGTTTTTTGTCCTCCAGAATGTGTTTGAATTATAAGCCCGAATTATCATTCGATGCCTGCACCGATAGTTGTATAAGATGTGGACGAGCCATCAGTCTTTGCCCAATTACCGACGATTTCAATTGGCTCGCTCAAAGTTGTTTTAAACTCCAAGCGTTTCAATCTTTGGTTTGTTACGACATATGTTGCCTGAATCCAGTTAAGCTGTTTCTCAAGCTCCTCGATTCGTTGTTCAGTCGTAAGTTTCATCTATTCCTCCACCAGTTGCGGATAGCTAATCCTACAAGCGTTGCGAGGAAAATTGTCGTACCTACGCCCGATAGGACGAAAGATACAAGGATTATGTAACGGATTGTCTCCATAATCATTTGTGCCTTTTCTTCTTGTTCCTTTTAGCGAAGACCTCTTCGGACTTCCTAAACGGCCAAGGATTAGATACCTTAAAATTTTTAGGGAATGTGTATGACACATAGCTTGTTTTTCCAGAGTTTGTTGTATATCCAGTTGTGGTAAAGGTCACACGATGCCTCCACCAAATCCATAACCAATGGATTCCATATCCAAGCAAAGCTCCTAGTACGAAGCTCTTCATTTCTTGTCCTCCTTCTTTTGTTCTTGGTACGCTTTCAAGTTGCGGTTCTCCCGCATCAAGTTTGCGTTCTCATATTCGAGATCGGCTAGAATCGTCAAGTGCTCCTGGCATAGAGTCATCAAGCCTTCGATTGTTGAGTGTGTCTCAACCATACGTTTATGGCATTGCCCCATAACGTCTGTCAAGCCACGATAAAAGTCCCTTAACCGAACCACTTCACGATCGCTCATACTATGTTTTCCTTTTTCATCCACACGTACATTTTTTCAATAGTGTAGTATTTGGTAGAGAAGGCTATCGTTGCAGCTCTTCCGGTTTTTGTATCTGTCGTGATCATAATATGCTTAAACCACAAGCATCCAAGTTTGACGAATAACCATAATAAAAGTCTATCAATCATTTCTTTTTATAGTCCTTTACCACATCTGCGATTGCCCTTTTGATGGCATACGCAAACAACTCTTCTCGGTCATCCTTGATCAGTTCAAGTCCCATATCTGCTACAAGTTGAACTGTTTCGTCATCGGTATCCATAACCATTTCAACCATATCTACTGGCTTTATTTCTTTTACTACAATCTTACCGATATTCTTTCGGTTCTTTTCTGAGATTTCTGCGTGCTCTTTCTTTACAAACGCACTGAATTTCTTTTTCTTTTGTTTCATTCGATTTTACCTTTCTTTGTTTTGAATAGTAAGAAAGCCGCACGAACTAAGGCACGCTCCAAGTGATCTACTGCGTCTTCATTATTTTGATCTGGGCATGGGCGATTCCCGTCCAACTGCATCATTGCTTGGGAGACGTGATTAACTAACCTATCCGAGTTGTAGCGTCGGCTGTCGGAATGGAACCATTGGCCGAATGTCGATTTATCGCTACCCCTACCCATTATTCTCAAAATTACAGAAGAGGCCATTTCGACCACTTCTTGTATTTTTGGGCAGTAAAGTTCCGCACTTGTTTCAATGGCCGGGAGGTTAGACAAAACAGCCGCCGCAGGATCTCCCTGCGTACCATGAGTGGGAACTTCCATTTTTGTTATTTCGACAAGTTACGGACGAACTCGATGAACTTCTCATCGTGTTTCGTACCGAGCTTCACTGTCGGAACGTACCAGCTCCCCATAGAGTTTGTACGCAACGAGGAAGTCAGCTCGTAACAAGCAGTGTCGATACCAGCACGCAGAGCCAACTGCGAGTCTGTAAAGATCTTCCGACCAGTCTGTTTGTAAGCCGACTTGGTGAGAAGCCACTGGGCGAGAGCGTAATAGTCCTTGCCGTACTGGAAGGGAAACAAAGCGTGTTCTCCAACTGGGCTTTTGACCAGCACAATGCAGGTCATAGCCTCTGAGTAGCGGTCAACACCCTCTTCCGCATCTTGTTCGTTTGCCAGAGCACCACCAGCAGCACGCACGTCACGGATGCTGGAGAAGTTCTTGGGCATCTCACCAGATCCGAAAGGCAGATCTTGGAGGTAGAATTTTGCAACTCGGGTGAGGGTGATGTGGCAGGGTTTCTTCCCGTCACCGATCACGACTTCCCGATTGTAGAGGAAGCTTCCAGCTGGGAAGCTGTTGGACAGCTCGCCAGTCTTGTTGACCAGATTGAGCTTTGGGATGGTCAAATCACTGCGGGAGAACTCTCCTTGGATCTGGCCGTCCAATCCCTGCACTGGCATTGCGATTTCCGTGCTGGTAGGTTCTTGGACTGCCAGTTCGGTCGTTTCAGCTGCTTCTTGTTTGATTTGTTGTTTCGTTGTTGGTTTCGCGAATGATGTTTTCAATTTATTTATTTTCCTTTTTTCGTTGTAGATATTGAATCTCGTTCCCACCCTGCAGAACACCTGCATCGTTGAGTCGATCTTCAATCTCCTGTTTAAGCTTCTCCTTGGAACCTCTCGGTGCCTTATCGGAGTACGCTTTCAGAAGTTGTGCGACAGAAACTTCCGTCACGGAGGCAAACTCTTCTGGAGTCAGCCTATCCTTGACCAGTTCCCACGTGATCTGAGGATCGGAGACACTACGGCGTCCCGCCCTAGATTTCAATTCAAATCCTGGGATATCTTCACCCGTCTCGAGTGCGTGCTTTAGGTTCTCTTTCTTGACCTTCTCGCACCACGGCTCAAGCACCCTGCGGAGGATTTCCGCCTTACCACGAAGCTCTGGTGTAGCCAGTTGCTCTGGGTTGTACAAGTCCAGCAACTCACCATCTGGTGTAAGGCTGGAGAACTTGCTGGAAATGATGAGAGCTTTCTTGTGCAGTGCCGTGCATGTGGCTTTTGCTCCGCAATAAAGACAAGCCCACTCAGTAGGATTAAGTTCTTTGACGTCGTGCTTGGCTCTGGCAATTACTGTTGCCACACGCAACTTCATCCGATCCAAATCTACGCTCCTATAGAATGCGTGACGACTCACCATATTCAGTCTTGGCTGAGCGAATACCACGTCCACCATTTGGACTTCTGGATATTTCTCGAACACTCCGACCGCGTATGCCCACCCCTGAAGATTGTATTCTGCGTCTTCTACCGCAGTCCAACCAAACTTGGCGTCCCCAATAATCGCTCGATCACCTTTGACCATCACGATGTCGGCAGTTCCGAACGTCGTTCCGTCTAGGATGGAGAGTTTAAGCTCTTTTTGAATGATCATCTTTTAATTCCTGTTCGAAACTATCGAACAAATCTTTGACCATGTCCACACATCTTTTTTGCTCGTCGTTTAGCTGGGAGTAGTCCCCAGTTTCAAGAGCTTTGTGCATCATAGTCCCCTCTTCCGCTGCAGCCGAAGAAGGTCCTTCATCTGGTTGCCACCCAGGGCAAGCCTCTCGATACATTAACTGGGATGGTGAGAATTTATGATGTGCACTCACTTGTTTGTCGTCTTGTTTTTGTTTCATATTGTTTCAATGTCTCCGTCGTTTAGGGTTTCTATGTTTTTGAGTTTTGATCTGACTTTCTTCATTACTTGTTCCTCAATTGAGTCAGCCGCAAAAATGATCTTTTGTACAGCTTTAGATTTTGCTCCCGCCCTGTGAATTCTCCCGAGTGCTTGTTTTAAATCAACGGCAGAGTAGGTGGGACATATGAGCGAGCTCCGAGGGCGTCCCAATGTATCGTGAAGCGATACCCCTACTCCGCCACTTTGTATCTGGCATACCATCACATGGTTTGCGTCACATTGAAAGTCTGCAATCATCCCCTCTCGCTGGTCGTCTGGTTGCCCTCCCCAGATATAACAAGCGTCTTTAAACTTTGTAAGTAAAGTGTCGATCGTGTTTCTAAAGTTGCAGAAGATAACTACGCTTCTCTCCTCGTCTAGCAAAGCCTCCGCCAAATCGACCAGCACGGGAACTCGGATAAGTTCAGCCTCTTGTCTTGCCCTCAATATTTCCGTCATTGGATGAGGTCGATCCGCGGCCTTGCTGGCTTGTAGTTCTGCAAGCTTTGCTTGAAGGTCGTCATAAACCCCTTGCACGTTCCCGCAATCATAGGCTTCCGCAAACACTTCGTTATCTGGGAAAGCGTCTCCGAGTTCCGATATACGTATTCTGCTAGCTTTTTCCCCCATCGATTTGTGAATGTTTGCTAGCTTTGATTTGCCACCAAAATAAGCCAACGCACCCCACGGGGCTTTCTTCACTCCGTTTTTGATACACCACGGAAAGAAGTCTACGTATTTGTGGAGCCCTAGAACAAACCCAGTCGACCGCATATCTAGCGGGTTCGATGCGAATGTGGCTGACAACATAAGCGTATAGAACGGACGGCTCGTCACTAGCATTTTCCCATTAAGGCTGTTTGCTCCCTTGCATTTGTGTACTTCGTCCCAGATGAGCAAAGTATCTTGCGGTATGTTTGACCATACCCACGCACCTTTCACGAAATCACCAAAACCACTGCTACCAGCTCTTAGCTTTTCGTAATTCAAAATAAACATCGGCTCAACTCCAGCCTTCTTGCACCAATCTTTCCAGCTTGGGATAACGGCTTTTGGGCAAATGATGCCTACTGGTTTTCCTAGAGTTTTTGCAATCCACACTGCTTTAGCCGTCTTACCAGTGCCCGTATCGCTCCAATCTGCTGCGACTCGATGTTCACGCAAACTCTTCAACATATTTTCTGCTGAAGGCTTCTGCCAATCGTACAAACTAAAACTCATTCAGTCTTTGCTCCGTATTCCAAGATCAAAAGGGCATCAGCGGTTGAAAGTGTTACGGGTATTGTCGGATACAAGTTTTGAGCTTTTGCTTTTAGCTTGTTTTTCCATTTAGTTCGGTTTCCTTCGCTTGTCCCCAAGCTTAAGAAGCCTTGCCATTTCTGAGGCCGAACCAAAACTATTCTTGCTCCCAAGCATGTGAGTACGCCTAAAATGAACCCGAAATTCCTTCCAAAAGTGAACATGGCTGACCCCGGCTGAGGTCTTCCAATGTATCCCCCAACCTCCTCGATGATCACTGTCGGCTTGTCTAGATGGTAATAAATTTCCTTTAGCTTTACTGAAATATCCGTTTCCGTGGGTGGCATCGCTATTGCTCTTGTTCCGTAAGCCATTTTCCAAGCTATTCCGCCTGACTTCCCTGGATCGATTGCTATTAGTTCTTTTGTTACATTCATCTGTACCTTTCGATTGTGGTTTAAATTTTCCCTTCATATTGGGATACGTATGTAAACACCCACAAGCAGTAGGCAAGAGAAATCTTCTGGGTATGGTTGACTAATTAACCCCCACCCTTAATCTTTAGTTTGTGTCAGATATTTACACTACGCCCACGTACCCCACGTACCAAGACAGCGAGAATCGTTCGCTCTACAAGATCAATCGGCTTTTAGAGGATAGTTTCGGAATGTCCTCCTCTGGTGCTAGCACCAGTGCATTTCCCATAGACGCTTTTGGTAGATTACGGACAGCTAGCCCTTTCACGCTATTTGATTCTAGCCATAGGTACAAAGACAATAACTTGTGGGCTACTTCGTTAGCTACTGGTGGTTCTGCAACATTTGTGGCAAATGAGGGTTTAGTTAATCTTGCTGTTACCGCTAGTTCTGGGTCTAGTGTCATTCGAGAAACCACAAAAGTCTTTGCTTATCAACCCGGAAAGTCTCTTTTGGTGATGAATACCTTTGTTATGTCCCCCGCTAAAACTGGTCTTCGCCAACGAATTGGGTATTTTGGCACAGATAACGGAATTTATTTGGAGCTTAACAATAGCACTCTTAGCTTTAATGAACGCAGTTTGTCTCTTGGTACTACTTCTACTGTCACCCAAGCCAACTGGAATGGTGACAAACTTGACGGAACTGGCCCCTCTGGTCTTACGCTTGATATCACAAAAGCACAAATTCAGTGGATGGATTTGGAATGGCTCGGTTTGGGTAGTGTGCGTGTTGGTTTTGTGATTAACGGAAAACTTATTGTTTGCCACACTTTCCGACACTCAAACTTGATTAGCTCGACTTACATCACCACTGCAAGCTTGCCCCTTCGTTATGAGATCACCAATACGGCTGGAACTTCTGGCTCAAGCACCCTTAAACAAGTTTGTTCTACCGTTGTTTCAGAAGGCGGTTATTCTTTAAGTGGTTTGCAACAATCCATAGGTACAAATGTATCAGCACCCTATGAATTGATTACAGCTACTGATACCGATTATCCAGTAATTACGATTCGCCTAAAATCCACGAATCGTGATGCCATTGTTATATTGACGGCTCTTTCGATGTTGCCAGTTAATACCGGTAATTATAAATGGAAGATTATTGCCTCTTGTACGACTGCTGGCGGTAGCGGTACTTGGGTTAGTGCCGGGACTAATTCCAGCGTAGAGTATAAACAAGACGCAACTAGCATTTCTGGTGGGCGTGTTCTTGGTAGCGGATTTTTAAGCCAAACAAACCAGTCAAATCCCGCAATGGATATTCTTAAAGAAGCTCTTTTCAAGTTCCAGCTTGAGCGGGATAGTCTTGCCGGCACTTCTTATGAACTTACGCTTGCTGTAGCTGCTGACACTCTTACTGGTGGCAAAGCTAAAATTTTGGCATCTCTTGATTGGGAAGAGATTAGTCGCTAGTTTAAGTTCTTGCTTAAAGCCTTTTTGATTTTACACTCCTAGCTCAATCGTGAGCCAAGGTTTTCAAAAGTATGGGATTGTCTGGCCAGAAGGAACCACGGAAGCCACCATCGAGCTTATTGCGTTTCGTGAGGGCTTTGGCCCAGAACGTGGTGGTCTTGGTAAGTACGGCCACTTTCGCAGAGTAGTCGAGTTGCTTTGGCCTTACGATAAGAAGAAGAACAAGTCTGGTTTTCAATGGAATCCTTGGGCTGAGCGTATCTTTGAGGAAGCTTGCAAGTGGAACTATCTTGGCATTTCTGGTCCCAAGTCCTCCAGCAAGACGCATTGTATCGGCATCTGGGGTCTGGTTAACTGGTTGGCCGATCCTTTTAATACACTTGTTCTAGTAACCACTACTTCAGTTCGGGAGGCTAGAAAGCGGATGTGGGGTGTTATCCGTGAACGGCATCTTCAGATCCCAGGACTACCTGGTCGTATTGTCGACTCGATGGGAAAACTTATTCTCGACGAAGCTGGCAGTGACAGATCGAGTATTACGCTTATTCCTTCCGCCAAAGACAAGGAGAAAGAAGCCACCGAGAAGTTGATCGGATTAAAGAATAAGAGAGTTCTTTTGCTTGTAGACGAGGCGACAGATGTTTCACCCGCCATCTTCGAAGCCATCCATAACCTAGATTCCAACCCCTACTTCCAGTGTATCGCACTAGGGAACTTTGCTTCGGCTTACGACCCATTTGGGCAGTATATCACACCGAAGAATACTTGGAACAGCGTAAATACAGACATGGAGGGGTGGGAGACTTCCCGAGGATACTGCGTCCATTTAGACGGAGAGAAGTCACCTAATCTATCCGCTGACGATGAATGGCCATTCTTGCTCACAAGCAAACAGCTTTACGAGGCTCGAGAGTACCAAGGTGAGAATAGTTTGTCGTATTGGCGGTTTATTAGGTCTTTCCCCGCACCAGTCGGTGCCGAACAGAATATTTACTCGGAAGCAGAAATCCGAAAGTCTGACGGGGAGGCTATGCCGATATGGGAGAAAGCAGTTCCAACCAAGGTGGCTGGGTTCGATCCTGCGTTTACCAATGGCGGAGACAGATCGGTCTTGTATATTGGCAGTTTTGGTAAGAGTAATCTGGGATTACCCACGATTGCGTTTACGAAGTCCTACATTGTCCGTGAAGACGCAACAAAAGCTAACGAGCCCAGAAACTTTCAAATTGCTAGGCAAGTAAAAGAGATATGTGAGAAAGAGGGCGTGAGACCAGAGCATCTCGCAATCGACGCTACTGGCGCAGGAGATCCGTTCTGCGATATCTTAAGCGAGCTTTGGAGCAGTCGAATCTTTCGAGTTAAGTTTGGTGAAAAGCCAACCGAGCTCCCAATTAGCGTGATGTCCCCAGTCAAGGGTAACGAGAAGTTTGCCAATAGGGTGACCGAGCTTTGGTACGTTGGTGTTGAGTACCTCCGAGGTCAACAGCTCAAGGGCATTACAGCTGATCTGGCTAGAGAATTGTGTGCCAGAAAGTACAGCACTATGTCTGGTGGACGCCTTGTGGTAGAGCCCAAAAGGGATATGAAGTCTAGAATGGGACGATCACCCGATTTGGCCGATGCTGCCCTTCTTTTAGTTGACTTATGTCGTCAACGGCTTGGTGCTTTGGCTGGTGGTAAATATGCGGCCGCAAAGAGCGATAGCTGGTTAAAGACAGCCAGAAAGATGGACGTAGCGTCCTTTGGCGATAACCACGTACTAAGTAACTCTTGACGAATATTACGGAGTGTTAGAGTTAAGAAGCCGTGTCAATTGACCTAGAGACAATCTCAGAGTCGGGGAAAGCTCCACGCACTCGAATTAAAGACGCCCGAAGTGCTCACGCCATCTTTACGGCTATCCGTAATGCTGACGACGCCTCGGCTATTGATCGCCGCAAAATCCAGTCAATGTTGGACGGCGAACCACCCTTTTCTAACTCTCAACTCAAAGCTCTTGGCCAAGGATACCGAGCCAATCTAAACTTCGGTGAAGCAGCTGGAGCTATGGAAGTAGCTCTTTCCGCTTATTCGGATCTCGTTAACTCTGTCGATAAGCTCGCTCAAGTTAAGACGTCCTTTGGTGACGCATCCGAACGTGTCGAGTGGGAAAACATTATCTCCGAAGAGTTCCATCGCACTTTGACCGATTGGGACGAGTTCTTCTACAAACAACAGCTATTGGCTCACCAGTTCGTAGCCTACGGAGTTGGGTTTGCTTACTTTGATGATAACCGCAACTGGCAGTGGGGTGTTAGCGGTCTTCGTGATTTCCGTGTTCCCCGTGGAACAGCCGCCTCAGATACCAAGTTTGAAATTGCGACTGTCGAACGAAACTATATGGCCGGGGAGTTGTATCAGTTTATTGAGAACCCCAAGGTAGCCGCTGAACTCGGTTGGAACGTTGAGGAAACTCGTCGTGCGTTGTTGCACTCGGTTGAGATTGGCAACGCTACTGGTAGGGATTGGGAGAGACTACAAGAAGAGCTCAAGAATAACGATTTGATGTATTCCCACGCTCGGTCGAAAGTTATCCGTTGCGTGCACTATTTTGTTAAAGAGTTTGACGGAACCATCTCCCACTATATCGGAACCCGAGCTGGAGATACCGACGATTTCTTGTTTAAGAAGCCAAGCCGATTCCAACACGCTAATGAAGCGTTTGTGTTGTTTTCTTACGGAATTGGGTCAAACGGATTACTTCATAGTATCCGTGGTCTTGGCTACAAACTCTTCCCTTTCATTCAGCTTTCCAATCGTCTTCGTAATGCCGTTGTAGACGGAGCAATGCTCTCGTCTGCGTTGATGATCCAGCCTACGACTGGCGAGGACATCAGCAACCTGACCTTGATGTATAACGGTCCTCTTTCGGTTCTTCCCCCAGGACTGAATGTAGTTGACCGAGCCGCTCCTAATCTTGCTGGCAACGTTCTCCCAATCGTCCGTGACCTCGACAACGTTCGAATGAATAACACTGGGTCGTACAATCCCCGTCAAACAGTGTATGATGGGGGATCTCGTACAGCCACCGAAGTTCAAGCCGAACTAGCTCAGCAGTCCATTCTTGGCACACAAGCTATGAACCTCTACTACGTTCCTTGGCAGAAGTTGCTTGCTGAACAATTCCGTCGCCTCGCTACTGTCAAATATCGTGCTGACGAACCCGGTGGCAGGGAAGCCATCGACTTCCGCAAGCGTGTTGAGGCTCGTGGGGTTCCGTGGAAAGCTGTCGAACAAGTTTATCGTGTGACGGCAGTGCGAGCCGTCGGTGCTGGTAGCTCTGGTGCTCGCTTGCTTGCCTTCAACGAATTTATGCAGATCCTACCTCGGTTTGACGAAGTTGGTCAGAGAAATCTTATTCGTGACCGAGTTGCCGCACGTGTTGGTTATGATCAAGTTGATCGGTATATTCCGAAAGGCGAGATCGAGCGTATTCCCGTTGACGCCAAGATTGCGGAGCTTGAGAACGACGCAATGCAAGGCGGACGTGCTGTCAGCGTTAATCCTGGTGAGAACCACGCAGTTCACGCTCGGGTTCATTTGGAAGATTCCATCCGCTTCTTGCAAGCCCTCCAACAAAACCAAGTTGATCCCAAAGTTGCGGTCTCCTATCTCCAACTTCAGTACCCGCATACAATGGCTCATCTTCAGCAGTTGGCTTCTGACCCAACTCGCAAGTCCGAAGTTGGAGCCGCCAACGAAGTTCTCAATCAGATGCGTGAAGCCATCCAGAACATCGGCAATCAGATTGCGGCACAAGAACGTCGTAACGCTCAGATGCAAGGCCAGATGGGTGGGCAACAAGGCATTGACCCGAAACTCGCAGCTCAATTGCAGAAAGCACAGCTTGAGTCCCAGATCAAAATGGAACAAGCCAAACTTGACCAGCAGTTACAGATGGCGGACAGCCAACAAAAGATGGCAATTCGTGATGCAGAAGCCGCTCAGAAGATCCGTCAAAAAAGTCTTGCGTAATATAAGCTGACTGAGTAAAGTCGGCTCCTATGAAATTAAATGATTGGCTGAAACGAGACGATCTTCAACTAGAGTGGAAACAATTATGGGAGGGTAACGCAACGCTTAAAGCCGGACTTGAAGTGCTTAAGAATGTTGGATTCCCTATTGAAACCAGAGGATTACCCGGAGTTGACGCAATCCAACACAACGCATTGATGAACGCACGACGAGAGGGATATTTTGACGCAATCCGAAATATCGAAGCCTTAAAAGAAGTTAAACAGCAACCCGACGCCCTCCCAGATTCTTGGGAAAGCGTGAAAAAGGAAGACTAATTTATGCCAACAGAAACACCAACAGCGACCCCAACGACCGAAACCGCAACCCCCGTAGCTACCGCTACAACTGCCCCAGCACCCACCGTCAGTTTTTCTGACGCTCTAGACAAAGCTTTGGGCACGAGTGGCCCCTCCTCTAAGCCTATCAACGCAAAGGCTGAGGCGAAAATTCAGAAACAAGCTCCAGTTGCGAAAGCACCAGAAGCTCCAAAAACTGAAGCAAAGGTAGAAGCTAAGACTGAAACATCTTCCTCTAAGACTCCCAGTTCTATCCTTGACCAGTTAGGTACGCTTGGGATTGAGGAAAAAGTTGAAGCCAAGACAGAAGTTAAGTCTGAAGAGACTGTTGAAGAAGTTTCCCCTGAAGTCGCTTCAACTCCCGCAGCTCAGACGGCTTTCGCTAAGCTCACGAAAGAACTTCGTGAAGCCAAGTCGAAGCTCAAAGAGTTTGAAGGTAAGGTCAGCGACCGGGCTGATGCCGTCGAACAAAAGGGTGGAGATGTCCAGAGTGACGCCCAGCTAAAAGAACTCCAGACAAAGCTTGAGCAGTTCCAAGCCGAACGTGATGAGCTTGAGAGTGAGCTCCGTGTTAGCAAGATCGAGTCTACTCGTGAGTATAAGTCTGTAATCGGTGAGCCTACCAAGGCCGCTGTCCAGACCATCTCGGACATTGCCAAGACCTACGAAGTTCGTCCCTCGACCATTCTCGAAGCTGTGAATGAAACTGACGGAGTGAAACGTCGCACTCTATTGAAAGAGTTGACTGGAGAGATGGACGCAGCCGATGCTTTGGCTGTCCGAATGAAAGTTGATGAGCTTGTGCAGTTGAACGGCAAACGTGAAGAGATGCTTAAAGAGAGTAAGACTGCTCTTGAAGCCTTGACTAGAGCCGAAGAAGAAGAGGATCGTGCCGAACGCTCCAAGTATGACGCCGATGCCAAAAAAGCTTTCGGTGAGGTATGGGGCACATTCCAAGAAGAACTCCCTATCTTGAAGAAGATCGAAGGCAACGAGTCTTGGAACAAGACGATTGATGAACTTCGAAGCCACGCCGAGAAACTTGATGCAGAGCCTCTTGATCACAGACAGAGAGCCGCTTTGACTTACCAAGCTGTAAGTCTTCCTCTTGTTGTCCAAGTGTTCAAGGATTACGTCACAAAGACAAATCAAGAGATGAAGAGTCTTCGTGACAATCTTTCTGACTACCGAAAGGCAACTCCTGGTGCTGGGTCTGGACAAGCTCCAGCCAAATCAGAGAAACTTGATAAAGGTCTCAGCTTCTTAGACGCCCTCGAAAAAGGTTTGTAATCCGTGGTCGACACGCCCTTCATAAACGATGGGGCTGATGAGTCCCTTCGGAAGACGGTTAGTCTCCTCAATAAGATTGAGGCCAAGACTGGCTCTACCACCATTACTGGCCCTGTTACGGTCAGTAACGAAGTTGAGGTAACTAATAGTTCTGGTAGCCCCATTCCAGTCAGTGGAAGTGTTTCGGTCTCGAATCTACCAGCGACCCAGCCGATTAGTGGCTCAGTCTCTGTATCCAACTTCCCAGCGACACAACCCGTAAGTGGCACCTTTTGGCAAGCGACCCAGCCAGTCTCTATAGCATCCGCTCCCGTCACTCCCGTCACAGATAACGGTGGTTCATTGACCGTTGACGGGACGGTGACAGCAAATATTGGCAATACCCATGACATTATCGGCGGTGGTTACAGTGATTTATTTTCTTTGGGGGATGACGGCTTACTATATGTGCAAGCTAACGTCACAAATTTCCCAGCGACTCAGCCAATTAGCGGAACAGTTACGGCCGCTCAAGCAACAGCTTCTTCACTTAAAACTCAAGCACAAGTCCTAAATAGCGCAGGCTCACTTATCACTTACGCAGAGTCTGGAACGTATGGAAGTCCGAGTGTTGATGTTATTAGTGTTCAGAACCCACAAGGAACATCCGCAGCGATAGCCACATTTACAAGTACAACGGCATCCACATCTCTTGTTTCAGCCGCTACGGCTAGGAAAACCCTAACAGTCTACAATTCTGGTCCAGGTGATCTTAATATTTCGCCTACGGCTACCTGCACCACGACCAATTTTCAAATTAGGCTCGCAAGTAATGACTACTGGGAATGCCCAGATCAACAAGTAACTATGGCTCATACGGCTGTATTTTCATCAGCCGGGACAGCCTACGTGACCACAATAAGTTAATATGCCGTCTTTTATTGCTCAGCCGTCATACGACACGGATGCTTCAACGTTTTTTACAGCCGCCGGAGTTACCAGAACTGAGTCTAGACAACAGATTTCTCGCTTTGTTACAGGTATGAAAGACCTTGGTCTTTGGAGCAGTATGGTGTGCTGGCCTTTGCGTTCCTCGCAGAATGCCGACACGGGTACTATAGCATATTCTTTTGGTGGGTTAGGGACTTACAACGGTACAATTAACACGACACCTACTAGAGCATTTGAAGGCATGTCGTTTTCTGGGACAGGCACAATCCTTAATAATTCAATCGCTTCTGCCGTAAGATCGACAAACGCTTACTCAACTATTTTGGTATGTTCAAATGTTGCAACTGGAACTGTGAATTTCGGAGTTTTAAAGGGTGGCGGATCAAATCAAACAGGGGACAACTATACGGGATTCTCAAGGCAATTTAATTTTCTTGCTCAAGCTCAAATATACTTAACCGGTGGGACTGGAGACAGAGGATTCGGTTCTTTGTCTTTCAATGCTTCTGGCTTTCAATTCTTTGGTTCAGCAAGAAACGGACTAACAGCCCCATCAACAAATACTGGCTCTGTAACTCTCAATGCCTCAACAAACTCAACTCTAGCTGGAACTGGCAATCTTCCTTCAACGAACCCATTTGGGGACAACTTCTATGTTCTCGGATCCTCTACTGCTGGAAACTCTTATGCGTTTGCGTTGGTGACGACGACATCTCTTTCCACGATCAATATGCAAAACATAAGAAGCCTCTACAAAACCACCCTTGGCCTTGGGCTGGATCTACCATAGGGAAAAACCATGGCCGTCTACTACGCAAGAGATAAAATATTTGGGAATCTAGCTGTTCCTACCGCTAGGTGCGTTGGTCCTATATCTTCGTATGGTTCTAATGCCAACAATCTAACACTTATTAGTTCTTACGTTTCCTTTACTCCTATTTACACAAACACCGCAAGAACTATTACAACGGCTCAATTTATCGTTACCACACAAGCAACAGCTACTGGTACGCCCTCGATACAAGTTGCTATGTACAACTGTAGACTTAACCAGTTAGCCCCAGGTACGCAAATAGCAAATACACTAACCACAAACATAGTTGCTACTGCAACTGGCGTAAAAACAATAACATTCTCTCCAACTTGGGTTCTACCAAAGGGCCTAAGTTTTTTCGGTATGAACATAAAAGCAACTGCAAGTAACAACACTTGTCAAGTAAGAGGATTAGACGGTTCTGGAAGAGAAGGTTCATTTCTCGGTAACATAGGAGCTGGGTGGGATGGCACAAACCCCACAAATCAGTTTTCTAATGCCGGAATACCCTATATCTTCATCGGTGAAAATACAAACCTATCCAGCGACTACAGCTCAACAAACGTTGATTATTCAAACATAGGAGGTGGTCGAACAGATATCTCATACGTTGGGATATTTTTAAAATAATATGCCACGCCAAGAATTCTATCAAAATGGTGAACTCGTAAGAGTTGAGGACACCCGAACATTAGCCGAAGCCATTGAGGAGAGAAAAGAGGTGTGGGCAGAGCAGACCACTAGGCTCATCCGCACTAAGGTTACAGAGACCGACGAACGTAATTGCGCCAATGGAATTTACGATGAAGACAAGAGGGCTCAGATCCTCGGCTGGGTTAACGAGTGCCGTAATAAGTATTTAGCTTGCAAGGCGACCGCACTGGCTTGCAGCACTAACGAAGAAGTAGACGCAATCCGCTACGAGTAAGCTCAAAATATAGATTAGGTATTGACAGATTCTAAAAGGTATTAGGATTTAGATTAGCTGTCTGGAATTGGCATGGGCGTATCCGCGGGCCGCCACCGCGTTAGCTGAGACTGGGTTAGCATCGGGCAATAAAAGCTTCGGGATGCCGCCGAGGAAACCAAACACAAGAATTGCCATACTCTTCGAGTATGGGTTTACAATTTCTTAACGTATTTCGAAAGGATATTTAATAATATGGGTACTGATTATACGAATATCGAGCAGTTGCTGATTTCTGAAAGTAATCGCATCGGCGAAGATATTTATCGCAAGACGGTTGATACGAGCCCCTGGCTCAAATTGGTTAAACAAGATGCTTGGCCGGACGAGATGGGTGACACCGTTTCTGTCTTGGTTTACGAGCGGTCGCTTCCTTATGATGCCTCCGGACCTAAGATCAATTGGTCTGATCTTACGCAAAACGGTGGTGCTTATGGTGGCACGCTGAGCTACAACGGAACCGGAAACGGCGCCTCTAGCTCGGATTCATTCCCCGCTTCCGGTGGAACGCTTGACTTCGGTCAGACGCTTCGGACTTACGGGTTGCAGCACGCTGCTCTCGAATCCCCGAACATCTCGTTGAATGACCTGCGCTTCCCCGTTAAACGGAAAGAACAGCTCTCCAACATCATGCAGATTATGACTGAATCTACGACTGACGTCTGGATTCAGCGGTATCGTGATCAGTACGTTGACCAAGCCGAAAACAAGCTCTTGGCTACTTCTGCCACGGATCTTACTGGCTTGACCAACGCTGATACCGCAATCACAGGGACCATTCGCACGTTGAAGACTGGTAACAATACTCGTGCAAACGTGTCTCCGGCCGCTGCCGACTCTTCATTCGCACACACGACTGCTGCGAATACTGGAGTTACTCAGCTGACTCAGACCATCCTTGATCGGGTGTACATGGATCTTCTCCGTAACGGAGCAGGTGCAAACGCCTATGACCGGATGAACGGAGCCCCTGTGTTCTTGGCGATCATGTCGCCCGAAACCAGCGATTCCTTGATCCGCGCCAACGCCGACGTCCGTCAGGACTTCCGCTGGAGCGATCGGGTTAGCGAACTGCTCGCCCCTCTCGGTGTGCAGCGCAGCTACCGCAACTTCCATCACTTGGTTGATGCGTTTGCTCCTCGCTACAACCTGGTTAGCAACGTTTGGACACGGATTTATCCGTTTGTCCGCACGACCAACCAGAGCCCTAGCGCAAGTCGGCAGGGGTTCAAGTATGAGCTGAACTCTAACTACCTCACTGCCACCTACGAAGATACCATCATCTTCGTTCCCGAAGTGTTCACCAGCTTGGTTCCCAAGCCCTTGAGCATCACGGACGGCATGGAGTTCAACGCTCAGAACTATCGTGGTGAGTTCACATGGAGGAACATCCTCGATCGCGATAACAATCCGGACGGGACCCTTGGGTTCTTCCGCGCCATTTTCAGTAACGGCGCGAAACCCATCTTCCCGCACATGGGATATGTTATCCGTCATGCGCGTAACACCATCGCCTAAATAGGGAAAGGAGAATCATAATATGAGTCTTCCTCTCTCTGTTTCGACGCAAGACCAGGTATTTGCGGCTCAAGTTCGCAATGTTCTGGCCAATGGTGGAGCTTGGACTGACTTGGTTGCCTTGACCGATAACACGGCAGTCGATATTTCGGCTAGCCCTAATACGATTGCAAACGTTACAGACGTGCAAACGGCTGAAAACGCAATCGCTCGGTTGACCGCAAAAGTCAATGCGATCGTCGCATTGCTGAACAAAGTCAACGCCTAAGTAATTAATGGAGGCTCCTAGGGTTCTATCCCCTAGGAGTCTTCACCTATACCTATGATGTCCAATCAAGTCACAGTCCAGAAAACCCAGCAAGTAGCCAACGAGACTGGTGCTCGTGAGACCCCAGTGTCCAAGGATCTTGTGGTCTTCCCGATTCCCAATGGATTCGTCCCTCCCGATGGTGTTCAACCAGGCCAATCGTTTGATGCGGTTTGCCGAGTTAACTACCAAAAAGGGCAGATGATTCTTGAGTCAATCGAGGGCAACGAAGTTCGTTTAGCATCGTCCGTTGCTAAAGCTCCTAAAATCAACAAAGCTGCGTCGTTTGAAGATGCCGTTGAGGAAGGGCTTAGCGAAGACGAGACAGGCGAATATGCGGGGATGGCTTGACCTAACTGCGGCTATTGCTGAACAGGCTATTGCAGATCTCGATCTAGCTATATCCCCTTGTAAAGCAAAACGCAAACCAGACTGGGCATTTACTCCCGAACACTTCCGTGAATTCTTCGATGCCGCTGAACATTTATATCGTGTCTGTGGCTTCCGTTTGAATCCAGAGGCTGTACGTGATAGGCTTAATAGGAAACTAAAAAAACTGGATAAAATATATGCCCCGCAAGGATGTAAACGAAATCTGCGTAAAGCTTGCAAGAATTGATACCAAGCTTGATGGTATTGCTGACTTGATTAAGCGTCACGATGAGACGCTCGAGTCGCAAGATGGTCGTTTGCGTCATGTCGAAAAGCATGTTAATGTTGTTGTTGGTTGGGCAGGTGCAGTTGGCTTATTTGCCTCACTTGTCGGAACTTGGATTCAAGAGAAGTTAACTGGCCGTTAATTGCTTGCTTATTCACAGCTCTATGACACAATCAGTCATGGGCTTAGTATTTCTGGTAGCTTTGCTCCTTTGTGGATGCACTACCGTTTCCCCAAGAGGTCTTCCTAATTTCTCCACTACGGAGGCTAGGCTCGATGCCGCCTCATCCGTGGCCAATCCAGAAGCTAAAGTGCATATAGAGGCCGCTAGGGAGCAATTAAAGGCCGCTAAAGAGGCTTGTTTCGCTAATACCGAACAACTTGAGCAAGCCATTAAGGAGAAGAACGAAGCTATCAAGGATGTAGAGGTTTGGAAGGGTAAACAACGTAAAGCCTTAAAAGAGCTTTGGATCTACCGAGGAGCTCTTATTGCGTTAGGGCTATGGGTGTTTAGAGGATTCCTTTTCAGTGGCGTAATGTTTATTGCTCGTAAATTTGTGGGAGTTCCTTGGTGAAACGCTGGTTATTCTCCAATTTCCAAGGACTTCTTGCACTGGCTGTTGCCACGACGATTTTCTTTTTCTTGGGGCCAATACTCCAAGGACTAGACACCACCGCAGGTACGGTCGATCTGGGTTCACTGCATGTTCTAGCCTTCGGTGGTGTCCGCTTTCTTTTCTGCACATTTTTAGCTTGGTCGGTTCTCCAAATGGATTGGAAGATTTTGGATAAGTATGTTGATCGTGGGCTTTTACAAGATGATTGGAAAGATGCTTTCCCAAAGACAAGGTTATATGTTTTCGTAGCCGTTTACGGAATCTTGCTTTTGGCCGCCATTTTATCATGTCGCTGATTTATGTTCTGGTTATTGCGATTCTTACCTACCCGCTGGTTGGTGAAGGAGCTACGTCGTCGAGGGAGCTCATCGTTGACCAGGCAAGAGCAGCAATCGGGATTCGGGAATCCACGTGTCGGAACGACGGGGCCGTGGTGGACGAGATCCTTTCATCCGTAGATCTCGAAGGCACTAAAGCTCCTTGGTGTGCCGCCTTTGTTGTTTGGGTTGGCGATAAAGCTTTAACACGTCCTTTCAACCCTTACCCCAGAACCGCTTGGTCTCCGACTATGCTTGTTCGCCCTACTTGGGATAGGACTAGGGGTGGCAAGCCTTTACAACCAGCGGATGTGTTCGGCGTTTGGTTCAATAGTATGGGTAGGGTTGCTCATACGGGTATCGTAGAGAAGAACGAAGGGGAGTGGATCGTGACTATTGAGGGCAATACAAATGGTGGTGGATCTAGAGATGGAGACGGTGTTTATAGACGGCGAAGGCTTGCTAGGAACATTCTTGGGAGGTCTTGGCTATGAGTTTACGCATTGGAGCTATTGGCGTGCAACGAGTGGCCGCAAAACTTTTGGAGCAAGGTTTCTTGGTTTGCACGCCCGTAATTGACGAGGGGTACGATTTAATAACCGACTGGAGAGGCAAACTCAAAAGAGTTCAAGTTAAGACGACCTCTGGAGCCTCAGATACAAAGACACGCAACAAGCTTAAATTTTTGGCTGTAAAAGGCCCTGGGTATGGGTACGGAGCTCTTCTTAAAACTTGTAAGAAAAAGGTGATCTACAACAAAACTGACTGCGATATCTTTATTTTCTACCACATTCCACAGGATGCCGTGTTTGTAATCCCACGGGCAAAGCTACCCAAGACGAAGTCTATCTACTTCGCCGCAAACTCTGGCTGGAGAGATAACTGGGATGTCTTGCGAAATATAAAGAAGGGTTAAACTCTAAACGTGCTTAATGACGCAACACTTTTAGTCGACGGGCAAGTCGATTGGTCTGGTGGTATGGACTCTAATATGAGCCCTCAATTGCTATCCGCCGACACAGTTTCTCGTGCGATTAACGTAACTTTTCGGACTGGCAAAGCCGCCAATCGCCCAGGCTTCACGCAGTTGGGATTATCTGACGGGGCAACCCCAGGCCTCGACGCTTTCTCCAACGGATACTACCAAGGTGGAATGCTCTACTCAGAAACTAGGACTACAATCGATTCTTCTTTGATTTGTGTTTGCGATGGATACGTGTTCAAGATTAACTTGTCGACTGGTGCCACGGATCGATTATACCCTCGAACGTCTGCTGGGATCGACAATACGTCGCATCGACTTGACCCAGTAGCTAGGTGTTATTTTGTACGTGCCGAGAAGTATATGATCATCCAAGATGGTGTGAGCACTCCTCTCATATTTGACGGAGACTATCTGTATGAATCTGGGATCGGCCCATCGCTATCGACTGGCTCAATTTCGCAGATTCACAATATCGGGCCTGGTTCGATTATGGCTTACGGCCAAGGTCGCCTATTTGTAACAAACGTTGCAAAAACTAAGATTTACGCTGGTGATCTTATCTATGGTGGCAGCACCTCTCAAGTTCAAATCACCAGTGGCGTATTTACTTCCCCCTATTACCGACTAACCACCCTCTCCAATCATGGGCTTGCTATCGGCGACGTGATTTCTATTTCTGGCCATTCCTCAGACCAAACTATCAATGGAACTTGGTCGGTAAAAGCTGTTCCAACAAGTACTACATTTGACATTGATTTTGGAATAACTACCGCAACAGGCACTGGTGGCTATGTTACCGAAGCCAATCTGGGATCTGACTCGGATCTTCTTCGTTTTACTGAGCTTACCTATTTAAATGAAGGTGGAGCCCTTCAGCCAGCTACGTTCTTGGGCAAGATCACTGGTCTCCAGTTTCTGCCCATGCAAGACACCGCTACTGGTCTCGGGGACTTACTAGTTATGTGCGAGCGAGGAATTGTTTCACTTTCCGTTTCAGTCCCTCGAACTTCGTGGAAAAACACTTCTGGTTTTCAGCGTATCGTGCTCACCGACGTTGGTTGCGTAGGCCATACAAGTATTTGCTCGACCAACGGTGACGTGTTTTTCAGAGCCTTTGACGGACTTCGAACATACCGAAATGCACGAGCAGAGATTGGTCTATACGGGCAAGTCCCAATCTCAACCGAGATGGAATATATCTTTAACAGCGATAGCCAAAACTATCTCGACTATGTGAGTGGCATTACGTTCGACAATCGACTTCTAGTTACTTGCACTCCGAAAGTTGATTACGCCAATAGCACCTATAGCACAACCGGTAAATTGCGACCAGTGACCTTCGGTGGGATGGTTGCTCTAGACTTTACGTCAGTTACGGGTATCGGTGCACACAGAACTCCTGCTTACGACGGGGTTTGGACTGGTCTTGATATTGTGCAATTACACACAGGTCTTGTCGCTGGAAAGCCAAAAGCTTTCGCTGTTAGCCTCGACTACACTAATTCTGGTTTACTTGGTGTTTGGGAGATAACGAGATTTGGTGATTCCGATCTTACTTCAGATGGAGTATCTTCCCCAATTCGCTCCATTATCGAAACTCGAGCCTTGTCTTGTGGAACTCCACTAGAGCAGAAAAAGTTAATTCGATCCGATATGTGGATTTCCGGCATTGAGGGGAGTGTTGATTTTGAAGTTTACTGGAGACCCGATGAATATCCCTGTTGGCGTCCCTGGCATACTTTCACACGTTGTGCGACAGTTGGTAATTGTGTTGTTGGAACTCCAGTCATAGCAACTTCTTCTGGTTCGTGGACACTAACCTACAACTCCTCTGCGTTGCAGCGATACAAGATTGTAGCTGACAAAACTGCAACAACCGCACTGCAATTTGCTAACCAAGCCAACGACAGCAGTACTGTTTCTACCGCGCTTACTGCTGCGGGGATTACACACGCTTCTGTAACACGCTCTGGAACCTTCCCGAATTATGTTTATACCATTAATGGTCCAGTCAGCATTAGCGGCACTACGGTCTCCCGTCTAACAGTTACCCCAATTCAAAATCCCACAAGTTCGCAATGCGACGCCGACTTTGCCCCAAAAAATCTCCTTGCCCAGTACCGACCGCAAATTCGTCTTCCCACGCCTCCAGAGGATACTGATCCTATTGTTAATAAACCATATACCTACGGAAACGATTTTCAGCTTAGGTTTGAGTGGGAGGGCAAAGCAACTATCAGTAGATATCTTATTCTAGTTCAACGTATCCTTGAGCAGTACCAAGGTATCGATTTTGTGGAGTTATAATATGGCTGACGAAACATGCGTAGAACTTGATTGTTGCCCACCACCACTACTTCAATTTAGGACGTCCACATCTTCTCTACTTTTAGCCGAAAATAGCACTGGTGTTGGTGTTCCTACCGATGGCTACACACTGTTGACAGAAGATAGTTTGGAGATAAAAACGTAGTACCACCTATATGGCAGGCGTAAAAATTTCAGCTCTATCGTCCTCTGCTTCCTTCACGGATACCGATGTTATACCAGTAGTATCTGGTGGCGTTACCAAAAAGGTCACTGGTGCTGTTGTTAAGGCCGCTATTGGCGTTCCTGCGGCTGGCACTGTAGGTACTACTCAGCTCGCCAACGGGTCGGTGACTAGCCCTAAATTCGCCACTGGAGCCGTTGACGCTGCGGCCATTGGTGCCTTGGCTGTTGAGACAGCTAAAATCAATGATTCCGCAGTTACTACTGCCAAAATTGCCGACGCCAATGTAACCCTTGGCAAGCTCGAAAGCTCCGTCCAAGGAACCCTTTCACGAGCTGGCCAATCTAGGTCTGGTACTACAATCCCAACTACTGGTTCTGTTAAAGGGGTTGTTGTTCTTTCTGGTGGTTCTGGCTACGCCTCTGGGGTAACAGTTTCTATCGCAGCACCGCCATCCGGTGTTACGGCTACAGCTACAGCCACTGTTTCCAGCGGGGTAGTTACAGCAATCACGATTGTTACCGAAGGGTCTGGGTATGTCGACCAGAACCCAGTGGTCACAATAACAGCAGTTGGGGCTGGGTCTGGAGCTACCGCCGTTGCCTACGCAATGGTTGAGCCTTTAATTAACGACGACGGTTTGCACTCGCGAAATAGTATTTACGCATTCTTCGCCATTTCCTCAAATGATAATATTGTAGTTGCTGGGAACAATAATTCATATTCACTTGGCAACGGTCCAAATAATGATGCCGCAAATCACGCAGTAAATTTTCCAATTGTTGGATATGACGGAGTTAAAGTAAAACCAATTGCTATTTATTCATCAAATGACTCTACTTATGTTCTAGGATCCGATGGATCTTTGTGGAGTGCTGGTCAAAACGACTATGGTCAATTGGGTAGGGGAACTCCTGGTATTTCTTCGTATACCAATAACAAAACTGTTTTTGAGAAAATTTCGTTTAGTGGTGGTGGGATAGTTAAAAAATTTGCTACATCCCTATCTACAGGATCTCAGTCAACTTGTTTAGCTCTTGTCCAAACATCTTCTGGTGAAACATTGTACGGATGGGGTTATAACGGAAATGGACAACTCGGGAACGGCGGGACAGGCAACGCAAATACACCACAAGTTTTGTCTTGCTCAGATGGAGCCTCCACAGTTACCGACATAGGGGTTATTGGTCGGGCAGCCGGTTGCGTATGTGTAGTATTATTTTCTTCGGGCAGGGTTAAAGCCGCTGGGTATAATGGCCATGCCCAATTAAGCCGAGGCAACGCTGTAGCTCAAACTACATTTGATTTCATTAATACCTCTTCGGGTACCCCCTTGACAAATGTTGTTGAGCTTGGTGGGATGGACGCAAATTATGCTACATTATTTTTTAGAACAAGTACTGGGTATATATATTCTGTTGGTTATGGTGTAAATGGCGAGCTTGGCCAAGGGATTTCTGGCGCAGGAGCTTACTCTACAACGTATGTTGCTCAAGTTACCGGTGGAAATGTTTGGCCTACCGGTACAACTAGGTCAATGTTTTTAAGTGGGGGGTATACCACAGGATTTGGGTTTGCTTTTAAAGCAGACGGAACTTTGTGGGGTTGGGGATACAACAATAACGGCCAACTAGGTGATTCAACAATTTCCACTAAATCCTCACCCGTTGCAATTCCGGGTGGATTTAACGTCAGCAATGTTTCTAAAATATGCCCGTTATCCTCTGAAGACAGCTCAAATACATCATCTTCAGCAATCTTAAAAACGGATGGTTCTATTTTTGCCACTGGTTACAATGGGTATGGTCAACTTGGTTTAGGGTATCAACTTAGCCCAACCTCCTTTGTACAAGCTAGAATGGATAAAAGTATTGTAAAAAGCATATATTTTATTGGGCACTACGGTTATCAGTATTACCTTGGTGTTCACACAACTGACGGAAGTTTTTATACTTCTGGCGACAACACTTATGGTCAAGGGTTGCGCGGTTTTGACTCTGGGTCTAGGACAGCCACTTTCGTTCAAGGGAGATTATAATGCCTCTTATACCGGGAACACTTCCACCAGATACGTGCTACGGAACCCCGCAGTCGTTGCTTGAGCTTTTTGCTCAGTACCTCGATGCCATTCCTTCGGCCTCCAACACCTCGGTACAATCCGTTGCTTGGGTTGAGTTTGATGTTACTGCGGCTGGGTCTAATCCTCGTACTGTTGCAAACAACGGGATTAAACGGCAGTATAACGTGGCTAGCGTCAACCGCACGGCTACTGGTGTTTATGCTGTCTCCTTCACTACTTCGCTTTCCTCCGCAAATTACACAGTAAACGCCAACATTGGTTTGGCTTCTGGAACTCCGTCTGGAACAACTCAGCCAGTGATTTCATACCATACCAAAACAGCATCTGGCTTTTCCGTCAGCTTGCTTACTGGTGGCACTGGAACTGCCGCAGATCTCACCAACGGGCTTGTTTCGATCGTGGTATTCGGGAGTTAAGTTATGGCCATTACTCTTTCTGAGGCCAAAGCTTTTCTAGCACCTTACGTCGATAACGGCATCTATCCAGGCGACGACCGAGTAATCGCACGTATCAACGAAGCCCAACGTCGTCTTCACAGCTATCGTGCTTGGCTTGGTGTCATGGCGAAGTTTGCTGTGAACGTTGTCGGTAATACTTTTGCTCTCCCAGCCCAGACTGGCAACATTAGCACGTTTGCTGGATTTGGTTTAGAGTCAGCGACACGTATTGCAGAGACTTCCGCTCCAGTTGGTTTTATGACCAACGACGTGCAAGCGTTCATCGGGGACAGCGGATCTCTTGTTAAGGTTAAATTTGCAGCTGCTATCGGAGACTACAAAACGTTTGAATTGATCGGGGACAGCGTTAACGTAATTCGCGTTGAGGTGACTGGTAAACTCAACTATGTCCCAGCAGTTAACGATACCGATCTATTGGTTATCCAAGATTTGGATGCGCTGAAGCTTATGGTCCTTGCTTTGTGGCGAGAACAAGGTGGTCAGCTTGATGTTGCCAAAGGCTTTATTGATCAAGCCATAGAGAGGCTTACGACAAAAACCGACAGGTCGATTGAAGCGGCAAGACGTGTTAACTTCCAATCCCAGGTATATTCTAGCCTACCAGATTCCCTCGGGGATTATCGCGCCCGTCTCGCCTTGGATTTGGCGGACGGAATTAAAATCGCAGACGCCGAACTCGTCAACATAATCAACGACGCAGAGGAGACAATCTTTGCCCGTGGTCGTTGGTACGGAACTATCGAACGTTATCGATTCAACGTTACCGAAACAAACGAGATTTTGGTACCTAGCTCAATCGGCGCAATCCTTTACGTAAGCATGGGGAATGTGCCTACCTACATCTTTGACCGCAATCACGATTTCCACGAAAACGGACGTGGGTTCAATGAACGTGATTCGCAAGGGTACAACCTCCTTATTGATCGTGGGGAAGTTTTTGCAAACGGGGCGTGGCATCGAAAATACTTTATTCGTGACGGAGGAAGGCCAGAATGTATCGAGGTTCTCGCTAAGAAGCGGTGGTTCCCTAAAAATCTGGATTCCGACATGATGGACATTCGAAACTTCCAAGCCCTCAAGGAAATGGTTATGGCCATCCAAGCCGCCAAGGACAAGCCAGAACTTTCCAAGTTTTACGAAGATCGTTGCATAGCTCTTTTGCAGAAGCAACTTACCGAAATGCGTGGTGGGGCTAGAACTATGGTTCAAGTTCAGATGCCAGCATTTGCAACCAGTGGAATCCCAGCCCTAATTTAATATGCCAGCCACAGTTACAACTGAGTGCACGTATGAAACCTTGGCTTTTGCCACGGAATGCTTACCAGGGGTGTACTATTGGCAAGACTATGATTTAATAGGAGAGAACTGGGAGCAACTAACCGACAACTGGGAGACATTAGCATGAGTACATTGACAGGACGGACAATTGCGGATTCGTATACTGAGCTGTTAAAGACATCTTCGACAGATGGCTTGTCTTCAACTCTCGTCACCATTGAGGACGGAGATGCAACAGTTTCAGCTCTTTCGATCTCTACAGCTGGTATCGCCTCTTCTGGTACGCTTAGCGTATCTAGTTCCACCTCTCTAAATACTTTAGCTGTTTCTGGAGCATCGACGTTTACTGGAAATGCATCTTTCGCCACGTTAAACTCCTCTAACTTCTCCGCCACAATGGTCGGAGGAACAATCAACGGAGCATCAATCGGGGCTACAAACCCATCGACTGGTGTCTTTACGCAAGTCAATGTAACTGGAGCTGGTGCTCTTCGTTTGGAGGACACAGCTGGTGGTCAGTATGTTGGGTTTAAATCTCCGACTACAATTGCTACCAGCTATACACTCACTCTTCCGTCAGCAACTGGTTCTGCTGGGTTTACGCTTATTACTGACGGATCTGGGAACCTAACCTGGCAGAATCCTTCTGGTGTTGGAGGTGGCGTTTCGCTTATCAGTGCTGGGGATACATCATTGGCAATCGTTGATTCTGGTACTGGTACTGTTGTCGGGTCAGTTGACGGAGTTCAAAAGTTTTTGCTAGATGCATCTGGAATGTCCATCACTGGAGACTTGACGGTTAGCGGAACTTTTGTTGGAACAGCCACGAATGCCAATACTCTCACCACTGGTCGTAACTTCTCGATCACTGGTGATGTAACGGCACCCGCCATTTCTTTCAACGGATCTGGGAATGTCGCTTTAGCTTCTACACTTGCTAGCGGTGTCGTAAACAACTCGAACGTTGGTGCCTCTGCCGCAATTGCATTCTCAAAGCTCGCTAGTTTGACCTCTGGCAATATCTTGGTCGGTAACGCATCTAATGTACCGACCTCAGTTGCTGTATCTGGTGATGCCACCATCGCTAATACTGGTGCCGTAACGATTGCAAACAACGCAATCACGAACGCAAAGGTTTCGACGTCTGCGGCGATTGCTTTCTCAAAGTTAGGTTCTCTCACCACTGGCCAGATTGTTGCTGGTAATGTTGGGGTTGCCACGGCTACGACTCTCGGTGGTGATGCGACGATCGGTGCTACTGGGACTTTGACGATTGCCAACGATGCAATTACAACTGCGAAAATTCTTAACTCTAATGTAACTTCCGCCAAAGTCGATACGACTAGCGTAGCAGTTCTTGGAACAGCTCAGCAGTATACACGAACACATAACTTTTACTTAAACACCCCGCTTACAGATGCCGCGACAATCAGTTGGGATGCCTCCCAAAACCAAGTTGCTACCGTTACCTTGACGGCAACCGGGAGAGCTCTTGCGAACCCAACAAATTTAGCGAGTGGGGCCGTTTACATTTTGATCGTCAAACAGAACGGAACTGGGAACAACACATTGTCGTTCGGTGCTAACTACAAGTGGCCCTCATCTGCCACACCAACGGTGACACAAACAGCAAACTCAGCGAGCATTCTTACCTTCATATCCGACGGAACCTACATGTACGGAGTTTCGTCGTTGAACTACACGTAAGCCATGTCTTGGCCAGTCTTGCCTTATGGCTTCCTTGGCACGCAAGGTAGCTCCGAAACCGATACATACCAAGTACCAAGAAGTCTCCGTTTTAACGGAACGAGTAAGTATCTTACTAGGACTTTTCTAACACCGACAAATAATAAAATTTTTACTTATAGTTGCTGGCTCAAACCTGCCCTTTTGTCTACGACACCAAGATTAGGTATATTTATGGCGTCCAACGCGGGGGCATCGAGTATGTTTGGTTTAGAGTTTACAGCAACAACCCAAACCCTATCTGTGTGGGATAGCAGTATTTCCACTACAGTAGGTTCCATTGTAACATCTCAAGTATTCAGAGATCCAACCGCCTGGTATCACTTGGTTATGGCCGTAGATACAACCCAAGCAACAGCCGCGAATCGAGTAAAGTTGTACATAAACGGGGCTCAAATTACATCGTTTTCGTCAGCTAGTTATCCAGCTTTAAACGCAAACCCGTATATGAATTCCGCTGTGCAACACTCTATTGGTTCTTGGTTCCCGTATGCGGTTGGGTATTACGATGGATATATGGCCGAACTTAATTTTGTTGACGGACAAGCCTTAACACCTTCTAGCTTTGGAGAAACAGAATCTGTAACTGGTCGGTGGAGACCTATCTCGTATACTGGGACATACGGAACTAACGGGTTTTACTTGCCGTTCTCCCGAAACCAAGCTCCTCAAGAGCTGGGCATTGACCAGAAAACTGGTTCATTCACTAGTGCAACTGGTGGACTACCAATCCTTAACCAAAGCCAAAGGTTTTTGACCTCTGGGGTTGCCTCAGATTCGAACGCAAGCTCTCTAGTATTGGCGTTGCCCCTAGATACAACTGCCAATTTAACAGCAGACCAATCACCAACTGGCAGAACGGCTTCAACAAAATCCGTAACAAACGCTAGCGTTACGGCAACGGCTGGTGTGTATGAGTATTATGGTACTGGTTCTGCATTGTTTAACGGAACCACAAGTAGGCTCACCGTCCCTAACTCGGCTGATTTTCAATTTGGCACTGGGGATTTCACAATCGAGGGTTGGATTAATTCAGTTGCGTTAAAGGCTAATGGGATTTTCGCTAAGTGTTCAACCGATAGCTCTTGGACTGCGGGATGGGCTCTAGAAATTAGTAGCGGTTATATTGGTTTCTACGATGGTGTAGCTGGGGTTAGATATAATGGAGCTACGAATCTTATGGCTGTTAATACTTGGTACCATGTTGCCTGGTCTAGGCAAAGCGGTTCTTTAAAGACATTTGTAAATGGAAACCTTGTAAGTACTAATACGATTACGTCAAATTTTAGCCCAACCGTTAGTTTTATTATTGGTAATGACATTACCACAAACACGTATGCTCTGAACGCCTATTTTCAAGATGTTAGGATCTATAAAGGTGTCGCCAAATATACGGCGGCCTTTGTTGTTCCAAATACTAACGACTTTATACCCGGCGGTTCCCCCACTTTTTCAGTAACCCCATACGCAACCAACGATAGCCTTGTCGATAGCCCAACTATCTACGGAACGGATACTGGTGTGGGTGGCGAAGTACGTGGTAACTACGCAACGCTAAACCCTATCAACCAGTTTAAGGGGACAATCCTAAATGGGAACCTAAGTACAAATGCAGGTCTTACTTCGTCTTTTGCGACAATTGGCATGTCGTCTGGGAAGTGGTACTGCGAAATGTACGTCACGGCTGTTGGTACAGAGTCATCGCTTGGTGTAACAAGGGGGCTTAACGCAACCCAATATATGGGTACTTCAGCGGATAGTTACGGTTATTATATGAGCGGTCCTTTCTATAATAATGCCACCACAACCTCTTCTGGGGCATCGTGGACTACCGGTGACACAATAGGTGCGGCATTTAACGCCGATAGCGGAACTCTCATTTTCTACAAAAACGGAGTATTGCAAGGTACGGCTTTTACGGGACTAACCAGTGGGCCCTACTTCTTCGGGTGTAACGGAAGAGCTAACGACGTGACTATGAACTTCGGCCAACAAACCTACAAGTACGCGGCACCTTCTGGATACAAAGCTCTTTGTTCTACAAACTTCCCAACCCCAGCTGTCCCAAGGTCGAGTGCCGCAATGGACATTGTTACGTATACTGGCACTGGTGCTTCCTTGGCTAACAGTTCGCTTGGTTTTAGCCCAGATCTTGTTTGGATTAAAAGCCGTTCCGCGGCAGCAGATCATGCAGTTTATGATTCAGTGCGTGGAGTTACAAAAGATATGGCGGCAAACACAACCTCCGCTGAGACAACACAAGCCCAAGGTTTAACGTCATTTGACGCAAGTGGATTCACTATTGGGACATTAGCGAAGATCAACACAGCTTCAGCTACATACGTTGCTTGGGCTTGGGATGAATCTGTTACGGCGGGCTTTGATATTGTGAGTTATGTTGGAAACGGAACAAACCGAACAATAAGCCATAATCTTGGTGTTACCCCGACATGCATGATTGTTCGAGACAGAACCTCAGCGGCATATGATTGGGTGTACTACAACGTTGGTATGAATACTACACCACAAAATGGGTATATGGCATTGAATTCCAGCATAGCATATACCGCATTAGCCGGTATCTGGAATAACACAGCACCAACTTCATCGAATTTTTCTCTTGGTACAAACACGGCAGTTAATAATACGGGGGATAATTACATTGCTTATCTATGGGCTGATGTTGCTGGGTTCAGCAAATTCGGTTCATTTGTAGGTAACGGAGCAGCTGACGGAGCATTCGTCTATTGCGGGTTTAGGCCAAAGTATGTTCTTTTGCACAACGCAACTACTGGGACATACTTATGGCAAGTATATGATGGGACTAGAGACACATACAACGTAGTTGGCAAAACTTTATACCCAAACGCAACTGCTGCTGAAGGTGCTGACGCATCTTTGGACTTTTTATCTAATGGGTTTAAGTGCAGAAGTGCCTCGTATATTAATGACTCTGGGTCTACAATCGTGTATTCTGCGTTTGCCGAGGCTCCCTTTAAATATGCGAGGGCTAGGTAATATGTGGATTCTCCCAAACAACCAAATCATCAGCGTTCCGCAAAACGTTGTTATCAACGATATCCAACACCCACAGACCATATTCTACGGCTGGTCTAAAGAGCAACTTTTAGGCATTGGAATACGGGCATACCACCCAGGAAATGCCCCAGAAGGGTATAGAGTTACAGCCGCTAGAACAGAGGTTGTGGATGATGAGGTTTACGAGATTTTTGACCTTGAGCAAGTACAAGAACCAGAACCAATCGAAGAGCCAACCCAAGAACTAACCGAAGAGCCTTCCACTACAACACCTTGACAAAATGGATGCATCAAACAAAATAGAGCACCCTATGTTAGAGGCTATTTCCAAGTATCTTGCAAGCAAAATCCCAATGTACAGAGAGGTGGACTCAAAAGCTTTAGTGGTAGACTCACTTATGAGCGGTGGTCTTTTTACCAAAGAGGACGGGGTTTTGGGGCTATCCAAGATCGAGGAAGGCTTGTGGGAAGTTTTGTTCTTTGCGGCTGAGAGCAAGGAAGCTCGTAAATCCCTAATTCGTGAGGCCGCCAAAAAACTTGGTAAGATTTCTATTATGTTCTATAGGCCAAAACACGAAGGTCGTGAAAAGACCTATTCCTACAAGTACTGGATGAGGCTCGCTTAATATGGCAAGTAAACCTAAAAAACCACAATTGGAGCAATACACGCCTCCAGACATCTCGACATCGCTTGACAAGTTCATTGCCCAAGGAGCCAAGTTCCCTGGGATGCAGGATACACTGACCCAGTCAGCCGCTGAATCGCTCAAAGCAAAAGAAGCCTTGTTCCCAGGCTACATGGGAACCCTCGGCCAAGCTTGGCAATTGGCTCAGTCTCGTAGTGAGGGGTTGGTTGACCCAGAGACAGCGAAACGTGTTTCTGAAATGGCGGCTCAATATGGGTTTGCTACTGGTACTGGTCCGGGTTCAGAGCAGATGGGTTTACAAGGGGCGAAGCAGTATGGGCTGACCGCTGTGGGGTTACAAGATTCTGGCATGCAGATTGGTGCTGGTCTTCGCGCTGAGGGAAATGCTATGATGCCGTACCAAGCCATCAACCTTGCGTTTACTCCTCAAGCTATTCGAGCTGAAGATCTGTCAATTGGCCAAGCCAACACTAACATTCGTAACCAGCAACAGATGGTAAACTACCGATACGACCAGCAATACGGTGGAAATCCTTGGGCTGGTATTGCTGGTGGTTTGCTTGGTGGTGGTGCTGGGTTTGCTGTTGGAAACGCAATCGCTCCAGGAGTTGGTGGCTTACTCGGTGCTGGCATGGGTTCACAACTCGGTGGTGGAATGGGTGGAGTATTTGGTGGAGCTCAGAGCCAGCAACTTGGTGGAATGTTTGGTGGGCTTGGGCAAAGTCTTGGGACTCTTGGCGGGTTACAAATGCTCAAACAAATCGGTGGCGTCCCAACAAATAACATTGGGCTATCTCTAGGATCTTCTCTTGGATCTTCTGGTAACTACCAAGGAGCCGCAGGATTTAACGGGGAGAATTATTCTCTCTTCCCCCAATTTAAACTAAAATGACGCCCGCTGAATATGGATTTGCGGTAGGCCAACAGATGGCCGCCACTGGGGACAAGTACCTCATGGGCATTCGTACTGGTCAAGCCCAGCAAGAGCTTAGCCTTCGCGAGAAGGCTTTCCAAGCCGAACAAGACTGGAACAATCGCCGATATCCGTTGATGGAAAAACAACTGGGTATTCAAGCTGATGCCTTAAAAATCCAACAGCAGCAACAACAGACAGCTCTCGATATGCAGAATGCAAATATGAGGGCTACGGCAGAGATCTCCCCCCATCTTGCAGAACTAGATGTTATCGCTAGAGCTGGGGATGCTGGTAAACTTTCGAGTTACCAGATCCCAGATATTAAGGTTGATACTGGCAACCCTTTGATCGATAGCTACGCCTCGACTCTCGCAAGACAAGGTGTTGCCAAGTACCAAAAACAACTCCTAGAGAGCAACCAAGTTTTCAAGACTTGGAACGATGCCGCGGACAAGGCTCTTTCTGTTGCGAATAGGTACGACACGCCAACTCCTCTTAAGATGCAACTTATGGAGATGGCTCCTAGGTTGCGTAGTGGTGGTTTCAATGCTCTTACAGACTTCGAGAAGTACAATCTGTTGCCATACGCCGATAAGACTGCCTACGCCTATAGCCCAGAAAGGCTTGGGATGATCAAGTTGCAACAAGACATTACTAAGAGCCAAGAGGAATCTGACACAAAACGTCTTGCGGCATTGGGCAAGATTACTGGAAACATCTTTGTCACGCCAGAAGTCCAACAAGCCACAAGTGAAGAAATCACAACGATGCTTAAATCCGGCAAGAGCAGAGCTCCATCTGGTGGGCTTATGCCAGAGCAACCAAGTGCACCAAGTGCAGCGGTTCAAGCACCAGCTCAAAAAGATCTTAATATGTTTGCGACAAACTTTAAGCAAGGTGCAAATGCAATTCGAAGCGGAACAAGTGCTTTGGATGTTATTAGCCAATTGTCCGATAACTTGCTCAAAACTTATGGTAAACCCGTAACCGCAAAGAACAAATTAGCGGCTCAAGTCGAAGTACTTAACCTTATGCGTGCAAACGGGATTGAGCTCCCATTCACGGAAGAAGACTTATCTAGTACTAGCCAAACCGAAGAATAACGATACAATAGCGTCTCATGGCTCAGACGATCCCAACGCCTGGTAGTGACGCAGTAGTAGCTTCTCAACCCTTGCCTGCTGGTGAATTCCCAGGCCTTGTAGATGCTCTAGGGCTTACTGAACAGACGACAAAACTTTCCGAGGGCTTCTCTGGTTTGGGTAGCCTAAAGCTTTCCGAGCCAATGACGGATTCTGAGAAGGCTCTTGAGAATCCTTTCTTAAAACTACCTAAAGCCAATCCTAAAGATTTCATTGATACTGTTAGAAAGGATTGGGAAATCGGTCAAGAGGGCGTCAATATTGATATGGCCACTGACGATTTCGCAACGCAGGTTTTAACGTCTGGTCAGCCGGGAGACTACAGCCAGTTACAAAACAAGCGTAAGGCTTTGGCGAAATCACAGTACTTTAACCAAGCCGACAATCTGGCTAGCCGAGCTGTCCACGGAACTGTGCAGATGTTGCCACCGATGGCTCAAGGACAATTGTCTGGTATTGAGAAGGGTGTTGAACGTGGGATGCAGATGGGACTTATTGGGTCTTCTGGGTTTATTGCTGGGCCAGAGGTTGGTGCACCGATGGTTACTGCGTTTACGGGTGTCGGAGTTGCTGGTGGTAACCTAGAGGGCTCTTTCAACTACTGGACAAAGCAAGGCCGAGGAGCGTCGTTTGCGGAGTTGGTAGACGCTGGTGTGAACCAAGTCACTGCCGCAAATATCGCTCAATTTGTTGGCCCAGTTTACGCGGCTATTGAATATGCTCAGGTTGGAAAACTCTTGGATGTTGTAGGGGGTAAAAAACTTAAGGGTGGTTTATTGCGTGGGGCAATGCGACAACTTGCGAAGGTTGTCCCCGCTGGTGCTAAAGTTGCCGCAGAGAAAGTAGCTCAAGTTTCGGCTAGGCCACTTGTAAGGGGTGCTGTCGACGTTGCTGGTGATATATTGGTACAAGCTGGTGAAGAAGCGGCTCAAGGTGCCGTGTCTCAAGCTGGTACTGAATACGGAAAGACGCAACAACAGCTGATTGCCCAAGGTGCTCGTGATGGGGCTATGGAAGTGCTCGCAAACCTAGACCTACCAGAAGCTTCTAAACAAGTACTGTCCCGTGGTTTTGACGAGTTTGCAAGTAGCATTGGGCCGATGGCGGTTCTTACTGGTGGTGCAAAGGGGACGAACTTCCTTCGTAAAGCCTCATGGGATGGGTTTGTATCCCTAGCGAACGGGGACATCCAGAAAGCCGCAGATCAGCGTGATGCTGTGGCTAAAGCGGGAGCTCCTCAGACTGCACAAGCTTTGGCTGAAACTGTCTTAACGGAGCCAAGTTCGGTTAAGCCGACAGCAGCGACTGTCACACCGACAGCTCCAGTGGTTGCCCCTATCGACGAGCCAGCTCTTGACGCTGAACTCGAAGCCGCTGGTCAAGCACCAGTAGAAGTCGAACAGCCCGAAGCTCCACAGCCTACTGTGGGTCTCCCTGGTGATGAGCTTGGTGCCAGGATCTTCTCGAACATTCGTTCCCGTAAGCCGATTGCTAAAGCTGATCTTGACCAGGTTGGTGGATTCTCGTTGTCTTCCGATTGGAAGCTGAACGAAGAGACGGGTAACTTCGAATACCAAGGACCAGTTTATGAAAGAAAAGAAGCTCCGCAAGTTTCAGTCGCAAAAGCAGAAGCCGCCACAATCGAACAGCCAAAAGTCAAAGCTCCCAAAGCTCAAGCCGTCGCTCCTATCGAAGCCGTTAAGCCAGAGCCTACTCAAAAAGGTGCAGAAGCTATACCTACTTCATTAGGTGTAAAAGTTTTTCAAGCTCCAGACGGAACTTGGGGCTATCAATTTGATTTTCCAAGTTGGCGAACAACAGAAGAAGGTATCGAATCAGTAAATAAATCTTTTAATCAAAATCAAGGGATCGCCACAAAAGAAGAAGCTTTAGCTTTAGCAACTGAAGGTAGAAAAAAAGCGATGGCTGGCACAATAAAAGAAGACGAGAGAGTAGCCACAGCACTAGAAAAACGGGGTGATGTACAAAAAGATGATTTACGGAGGGCTAGAAAATATCGCAAGGCCGCTGAAGAAGGCCGTAAACTATACGAAAAAGAATACCCAGAAGGAACTGCACCGAAGGTCGAAGCTCCTAAAGTTGAAGCACCGAAGGTTGAGGCTCCTAAAAACCTAGAACAGTTTATAAATAACTTGCCAACATTTAGTCCCGCTATGAAAAGCGGAGAGAGAGATAAACAACGTTTTAGGCAAGCTTTGGGCCTGTTGAAAAGCAAAAAGACAATTACCAAAGCAGTTCTCCAAAAAGAACTTAATCTGGGCTCGAATTATGCGGATTGGTTAATGGAACAATTAACTCTCTCTGGCGCGGTAAGCGAGCAGATATCTGGTAAAGCACCAAAGGTTGAGGCTCCTAAAGTCAAACAACCAGCTCTTCCGAGGTGGGAAGAAGTCCAGAAGAACAAGGATCAGATCAAGTTCCTCAAGTCCGTTTTCAAGAAGGCAAACGCCAAGCTTACCAAAGAACAGCAAGTAGCCCCCAAGGTTGGCTGGAAGCGGAAGGATTTCTACTCGGCTCTGGAACGGATGTATGGTCAGCTCACTCAGCTTGAGTTCAAGCAACCTGAGCAAGTTGCACCACCAGCACCGAAGGTTGGCGAAGCCCAGAAGCCAACTGCGATCAACGAGGCCGAGCAACGCAGAAAGCTCAAGCTTGCTAACCTGCTAAAGGTATTCGGAAACAAGGATCTCGATGGTGACCAAACTCTCTTCCGTGATATCGCTATGGCTCAAGCTCGAAAAGTTGCATCGCAGATTGCCACACAATTTCAAAACATAACTGACCCAGACGGAGAGATCTACAATGGGTTGATTTCGGCTATTGCCACCCGCCTTAAAAAATCTTTTGATAACAAGACACCAGTATTCTTCAACGAAGCTGGTGAGCCGATTGCTATCAATGACGAGTCAGTAAAGAAGTGGCTGATGAAAGCCGCAGATCGTGCTGGACGAGACGCCGCAAGACGCCAATCCGCACAGAGAGAAATCAATATCGAGTTTGGTGGCAAGCCAGCCGAAGGAGTTGTTACTCAACCTGAAGCCGCCAAGGAAGAGGCCAAGCCAGAGGGTATGCAAGTCAAAGAGGTTGCTCCAGAAGTCAAGGAAGAGCCCCGTGGAATTCGAGCAATTCGAGAAGCCGCTCAAGCTATTCGGGAACAGAGCAGCCCAGAAGCAAAGCTTGTTTTGGATTGGATCGTGTCTCAGTTGGTTGGGGAAGACTCGGCGTTGGGCAAGATCAAGACCTACAAGGAACTCGCAACCTATCTGTCCAAGGTCGCTAAACGGACGATCAGCGACAAACGAGTTGGGTTGACTGTAAACGATGTTGTTAAGAAGCTGGCTGACAATCTTTCGGAGATCGGAATTAAGGTAAACGTAGAAGCCCTTGAGATGGCACTTAGCCCCGAGGGTCAGAAAGCCAAGGAACGTCTTGCGGCTGAGGAAGCCAAGGCGAAAGCCTCTCGTGACGAGAGAGTGGCTAAGGCGAACCTATCCGATCGCGCTAGAAATCTTCGTTCTGGTTATGCAGTAAAAGAGAGGCTTGTGGATGCGGTTGCATCAGCAACCCCAGAAAACAGAGCGAGAATTCAAAACGAAGTCATATCGTTGGCAGAAGAAGATCTTCTAGCCGATGACGACATCAACAACAGACTCGATAACATCGAGAAAGGATTACCGAATGAAAAGCCAGCAATTGGACAACCTGTTTCCCGGCGTAGACGCCGAGGCGTTAAACAAGCTAAAGAAGGCGAAGTTCTCGGCGGAACTGGAGAAGGCGTCGAAGGTGCACGGGGGACTACCGGCCCTGTCGCAACTGCTGAAGGACAACCCCAACCTGGGGCACGAGGAGCTGAACCAGTCAGTCCACGACCTAGCGGAGCTGGACAGCAAGTGGGCGGAAAACAGCAAACAACTACGAGAAATGTTTCCGTTGACGTAAAGTTATCTGAAAACAATAGAAGCCCTGCGGTAAAGACTTTGGTCGAAACTGCCACTTCAAACGGAGTTCCAGTCACATTACAAGATTCTCCAGAAAGTGGATCGGCTGTTGGTGTAGACACCAATCAAGTCGAAGGACAAGAAGTACCGATCATCCGAGTTAACCAGAACAAGCTTAAAGAAGTTCGTCGAACACTTGGGCCAAAGGCTTTTGCCGAATGGTCTTGGAGAGCTATCAACCAAGAGATTATCCACTTTAGGCATCTCAAGCTTCTTGAGCGTCTGGCCAAAGAGGAAGGTACTGATTACAAGAGCTACCTCAAGAAAGAAGCCAAGAGGATCGTACAGATCATCAAGAGGCAGCGTGGTCTTCGCAAGAGGATCGAGGCTATCTACAACAACGGCGAGAAGATGGATGACTTCAACCTTGCGTTCGAGTTCACCCGAATGCTTGTCGAAGAGAAGATGATGGGCGGAATTACAGAGTCCTCCTATATGGACATCGCCAAGGTTCTTAACTCTGTGGATGCCGAAGGTCGAGGATTTATCTTTAGGTTTATGGAGCTTGTTCGGGATTTGATGTACGGATTGACTGGGCGTACCGCAGCGGAGACCAAGTTCCTTCGTGCAACGGCTGACGCTATCATCAGCGAGCAACGCAAAGTTATGCGGGACTTATACAACCCGACTGAAAAACTCCCCGTACAAGTAAATTTCTATACACCAAAGGAAAAGGTTATCGTTGGTTCAGCCGCTGACCGCAAAGCGTCTGAAGAGGAGATCAAACAAGATAGTGGCTTGAACCGAGCCAGTATGGCTTTCCTACGTGAATACGCCAGAGAGCTCGGAATCAAGGAGCCTATGGGTCAGCGGAAGATGGAGGTTCGTGACGAAAAGACTGGTAAGATTTCAATTAAGAAACTCTCGTTCCCAGTTTGGAAGAAGCCCGACTACGCAAAGGCGATCAAAGAGAAGCTCAAGGAACTCGGTAAGAAGCCAAAGGAACTTGGTGCCGCAATGCCTATGCGGTTCAAGACCGAGTATGCCTTCCAGCAGATCGATCGATCATTTGGGGCTAAGAGGGGAATCTTCAAGGGTCTGACTGTCGATAACAACGATACGCTTCCCTGGGAGAATCTGAAAGCGAAGATCCTTAAGGGGACGAGTAAGGCTGAAGCCAATTGGGTTCTTCCGACAATGGAAGCTCTTGTCCGAAACGGACGTGTCAACGTTGATATGGCTGTTGAGGCGATGCAAGCTTTGGCGAAAAACAAGATAACCGTAAAAAAACTTAGTGAAGAAACAACAGCTATTCAAAATCAACCAAAAGAAATTCAAGCTTTCATTAGGCTAGAAGAAGCTAAGAACCAAATTAGGCATGAAGCTGAATCGCAATTTACAGACGTAGAAGAAGCTATCAGAATTGCTGGAAGTTTACTGTATTTAGATACCTACGACATATTTTCTAAAAATAAATTGCTAATGGATGATTACCGCTATCGCCAAACAAAGCTTGAAATAGAGGAAACACTTAAAAATGGTCTAAATAATACTTCTTTTGACGAACGAGAAATAAAAAAGCTTGGGGATAAGTTAGCAAACGTCTACGCATCTTTTGCAAAAGATCTTTATAATTTGGATAGTAGAGATTATCTTTCATCGTTTGGGTTTGGGAGATCACAAATAGAGGCTGTGGATCAGGCATTTTCTATCGTAAGCAATCTTAAAAATGCAGACGAGCAACAGAAAGTTTTTGCAAGAATAGGTTTCTATATAGCAAGATCGGGAGGGATAGAGGTATCTGACTTGGGATTAGACCAAAGAGCATCCGCAAGATATAAATTTGTGAACCCAAAGCCTTTTTCGGAAATGGAGGATGTGCGGGAAATTTTGGTTAAGACCCCAATTGGTGCTGTAGCTAAAGCAAAATCACACTTCGAAGATAAAGATGTTGTTGGTTTTGGGAGAATGTACACAACAAAACAAGGTGATAAAACTGTAACATTTTTATTCGAGGCACAAACGGATGCGTCAACGTCACCCTTAAACGAGATGGCAGACGAAAACCATCCAATGACCGCTCTGGATTATACCCCGGTATTTGAAGCAGAACTTGAAGACTTGAAAAACGCTTTGCAAGAAATCGTCGGAGAAAAACGACCTATCTATATGGACGAGGTTGGGAATCTTGCGTACAACGGAAATTTCAAGTCAATCACACCAACCTCAGTTACATCGAAATACACAATTGCTAGACATAAAGAAGGTAATCTTTACGAAGTTAATGGGGATCTAGGTTTTCATATTCTCGAAAAGTCTAGAACAGATAAAAATTTGGCAAATAGGGTAAGGCCATATTTAAAAGATAGCCAAACAGCTTCCATGATTGAGTGGGATAGGATGTTAACAGAAGCCGCTCCTCTGATAAGTGCATACGAATCACTCGTATTAAAGAACGCTATTGCGGATGCCATATCTAAAAATCACGATGCTATTGCAATTACCGACGATGGAACGGCAGCAATGACAGAGGGTCATCCGCAAATAAATGACGGCATGCGGGCTCACTATGGGGTTCGAAATGGGAGTCTTCATAACTTAGCTAAAAAGCTTACTGGAGATACTGGAACTCCATTTAATGACGGATCTTCGATTTATGTGTATGAGCAGGAACAAGCCGATAAACTCGAAACACCATTCGAAGTTTACAGATTCCCGAAGAAAGAGGTAACTGGGGTATCCTATAGCCTGGATAAAGTGAAGGCTCTCGGGGATGCAAGCGATGTTTACAATATCCTCGGAGCCGCATTGCCAACCGATCGGCCTTACTGGCTGAAAGATGACGGAGAGGTTCTTGATGTCGAAGAGAATGCTCTCGTCGATATGAACTCAATCGGTAGCCACTCCGAAGCCGCAGTTCAGTTCCTCCAGGAGAACGATCCAGAGAACCCTTTCTTGATGGAGTGGTCTCTTTTAGATCCGTTAGAAAAGAAGGATCGTCAGCAGTTGCCAGTCCAAGAGATGTTCAACAGAGGTTGGCTCCGTGTTATCGGTGACGGGTTTAACTTGTTCTTTGAGGGCAATCCGAACAAGACCCAGTTAGACAAGCTGTTCGAGGCCGCAATCGAGGATGAGGTTAAGCTGATTCACGACAAGACCGGATTGTCGGGTAGGCCAAAATCTAATCTACTATATGAGCCACCGCTCGAGGACGAACTTAACGCCGCAATGCCTCGTCGGGGCTTCTCTTCTAGTGAGCCTAGATTCAGTAAGTCTTGGAAAGCTCTTCCAGATTCCGTAGCTGGTTTGACTGAAGTATACAAAATGAAGCGTGGAACTAACGATGTCCGCCTATACCGAGATGAGATGGGCGATACATTCGTAGTCAAGCGTGGGCAATCGCAGGAGCAATTTGAAAATGAAGTAGCCGCCGACAATGTTTATCGAATTCTAAACTACCCAGTGCCCCCTTCGAGGCTGATCACAGATGAGAATGGTGAAACAGCCAAGATCGCCAATTACGTGGCTGGTCCGATACTCGCAGATTTCCAAGAGAATATGGAAGAAGCAGACCCAGATGCTGTTAAAACAGTGTTTGAGGAACTTGGTGATGGGCTTTTGATTGACGCCTTCTTGTTTAACTATGACGTCCTAGGGGAAGGTCTGGACAACATTGTTGTCGCTCACGAAGAAATTACAGAAGAAGACGGGCTGGCATTCCCAGAGCCGTTGATCAAATACACGGCATACAGAATCGATAATGGCGGAACTCTGGACACTCGGGCAATGGGTCTCAAGAGAGACGAACCATTCTTCTACGACTCGTTCTCTAGGCTGGCCGACAAATACCCGCAGTTTAATCTCACAGCCACGGATCTTGTGGCACAGCTTTCCGATATCATACTCAACAGCGATGCTATTCTAAATGCAATCCCAGCCAGACTACGACCTATGATGGCTCAAAGGATCCAATGGATGGCAGATCAGCTAAGTGCGGTGGACACAATCCCTTCAGCAATCGGGTACTCTGACGAGGAGGTCACAGCACATTTCGCCAAATTGGCTAAGGAGATGGACTCCATTAAGGTTGTTCGGAACGCTCAAGGAGAGCTGATAAACGAAAAGACTGGTGAGCCTTCTAGGATTTATCTAATCGACACAAACGGAAAAACAATTGGCTTTATCCCGAAGTCCGAATTTAGGTACAAGCTGGAGAGAACTAAAGCTTTCAAGATGTGGTTTGGGGATTGGGAGAATGCACCAGAAGCTTTGGGGACAAGCAAGATGCTTGATGAGGCTGGTGAGCCCATGATGATGTATCACGGGACAAACTGGACTACGAAAGAGTCGATGTACATGTTTAAGGACGACATCGATAAAGAAACACAAGGGTTGAATCTATACCGCAGACGTTTCTCGCAAGGCAACCTATTCCGAGGAACCTGGACTTCAACAAGCCGTAAGTTCTCCGAGGACTGGGCAAACGAAACCTCGGCTGGGGAATACGCTCAACAGGTTGTCATACCAGTATACGTAAAGAGCACAAACCCATTTGACCCACGTAACTCAGATCACAACGCCAAGTTGGTAAACTACCTTGAAGAGAAGTACTCTGCTGATTCTGGGGTCAACGCCTTTATCCCGACTCGTGATATGCGTGTGGCTATGGAGTTCGGATTCTACGACTGGTCTTACTTTGAAACGACTCGCCCAGAGTACCCATCCATGGGTTCAGACTTTGAAGAGATGGAAGAAGACTCTCGTCGTAAAGAGTTCTTTGCGAAACATCCATATCCAGTTCTTGAAGCAATTATTAATCTTGGGTTCGACGGACTATGGGTTAGGGAAAAAGGTCTTGGGTATTCTGGGTCTCTCGAAAGTGGCCCAAAGAATTTAGTTCAAGAACTGGAGATCATTCGTAGGAGTGATGACAAGAGCACGGAGAAACAGACGATCCAAAATTTGAAAGAAGATGTCATCGCTTACAATAACAACTCGGTCTGGAATCATTTGTCCTTCCGATCTGACGGCATCAAGTCATCGGCTAATACGGGTAAGTTTAAGGCTGATAAACGTAAAAAGTTCAAGCCTTACCAGGAAGCCAAACGTTTTGTAAACTTAGTAACCCGTAATGGTAAGACCCTCTGGAACGAGTTCCAGAAGGGTGGTAAGACATTTGCTTCCTACGACTCAGCAGAGAACCTAGTAACTTACGCCTACTCAGATCCGAGTACTCTGGCAAAGGCTGGAATCGAGAAGACTGAGATGAAGAACGGGGTTGTGTTCTTTAGTGCTCGGTCGGTTGAGGGTGTGCGTAGCCCAGACCGCAAGCCTACCGATATTCTCGGAGCCGCGATGCCCCGCCAGTTTGGAGTTCGTATTAGGGATAAGATGCAGGCCGATGCTTACGAGAGGCTTAAGAACTTAACTTACGAGCCGATCCCGGATAGTATGGTTCAAGAAGAAGCCGAAGCGTATCTAGAGAAACACGGAATCCGTGGTGCTATGGATGCTACAATTTCCAAGTCTAGTCCGCTCGAGCACGGATCTCGTGAGCTGTTGGCTCAGATGATTATCCTAAAACTTAACGAGCAGTATAGGAAGACCAAGGACGCAAGAGTTCTAGAAGAGCTGATCGACTACACCGATACATTCTTATCGATCACTTCTGAAGCTGGACGTGCTCTTAGGCAGTTATCTTTCTGGGACAAGCTGTCACCCGAGGGGATGTTGATGCTCTACAAGAAGAAGCTGGATGAATCAAATCGTGAGACCCGTGACCGATTCAATGAATTTTTTGCGAAGGTAAAGCGTGAGCTATCGACGTTGCCAGCTGGAGCACTGGATCAAGCCTTGAAGAGTATGGAAGGTTTGCTGGGTAAAGCCGATAAAGCCGCAGAAGAATCTCGTAAGAAGCTTGCTACCAGCAACACTATGACCTTCTGGGAAAACTTCTCAAAGCAGATTGGCGATAGCCTTGTCCAGAAATCTCGAGAGCAACTCGATATCGCTGAGGAAGAGCTTGCCCGTACCGCTGGTGGAGAGGCGACGCCCGAGGGTGAATTGGCTAAGAATAAGGTCAACAACGCAAAGACGATCAACCAGGCAGCTCAAGAAATGAGCCGCAATATCAAGCAGATGTTCCTAGCTCTTGCCAAAGAACAAGGTAAGAACATTCGCGATCCTCGGGTTATCACGGACGAAGAGTTCGCCAATAAGACAGACGAAGAGATTGCGAAGATTCAGCAAGCGGAGCGGGACTCTAAGCAAGCACAGAAGTTTACTGATATGTTGGCGAGATGGCCGAAAGCCTTGCAAGCTTGGCAAACGGCGACAGCTGCGATTCGTGCTCAGACATCCGTCAATCCAGAATTGGCTACTATGTTCCAGAGTTTTCTAGACCTCACTCTTGAGACTCCTTTTACGATGCCACAACTCAAACGATTCTTGTCTCTGAGAGGCGTTAAACTAGAAGACCTAATTCGTGAGCATTACCAAGAAGGGAAGTTGGCTCAAAACGCATACGATGTAGCAAGAGAGATGGTCGAAAAAGCGGGTCTTGGGGCATGGGAAGAAGAAATTGGGGTGGACGTAAAAGAGGGCGATAAGTTTTTTGAATACGAAAAGCGTGAAGAGGATATGGCTAAAGAAGAGCCATCTAAGCGTGCACCAACCAAATCAATGTCTGAGCGTCTTACGCAAGCCCTTGCGTCTCAAATTGAGAAATATGCAGAAGCGGAGACAGAAAAGAAGCTTAACCGATTGATTGATTCTTACGCTGACAAACGTCTTGAACCATCTCTCAAACGCTTTATGAAGCGTATGGTTCAGTACCAAGCTTTGGGTTTATTCAGCAACTCCTATGCCTGGAACGAGTTCCAGAAACAAGAAGGACTGGATAAAGTAAAGCCAGAGGTTGTGAATCAGATCCTCGATATTATGGGGAAAGCCCAGAAGCTTACCGGGTTTAGGAAAGAAGAGGCATACGCCGATGCCCTTTCACTTATCTCTTACCACACGAACACGGGCGTTTGGAACTTCACCAAGTCTTGGTGGTACTTGAGCATATTGTCGGGCTTCACTACTCAGGTCGCCAATATTGCGGGCAATGCCTACAACACGATGCTGTTGACTATCCCAACAATTGGTAAGCATCTTGTCGCTGTAACTGTTAACCCAGAGCGGAGTAAGGCAATCGTTAAACAAATGTTTAGGGCAATGTCTCTGTCGCTACAGGATTTTGGATACTTGCTCACGACTGGTAGGGTTGGAACTCGCAAATCAGATAACCCCTTCTTCTCGCGGGCAAGCACAGATTACTTCGAAGTTATTGCGAAGAATACCCCGTATCGAGCCGCAAGGATTTCTGCTACCACAGCCGCTATGGTGCGTAGAGTTATGTCGGCAGTTGATATGATGTTTTACAACTTTAACAAAGAAGTTTACCTATTTGATTCGGCATACAATGCCGCAAAGAAATCTGGGCTGAAGGGGTCCGAGGCTACAGCTAAAGCTCTTGAGGTAACTTTCCGAAGTTCGCAGGCGTTGCAAAACGCTCTCAACTTAGCTATAGGGGAAGGTTATGTGGTCGAAGGAGAACCTCTCGGGTTCTATAAAGCCTTAACCAAAATAGAATCCCCGAAGGCCAAACTTGAACGGGCAAAACAAAAAATAGAGCAATCGATTCGTATCCAAGAGATCATCGACGCAAACGTTACTGGGTCTGCGGAGAGTTCAAGGGTTGCTATTGGGGCGCAAGTATACGGAGAAGAGCTTACGTATAACGAGGAGCCCAAGGGTTTCTTGGGTGCTGTGCATAGGTCTATCTCTGCCCTTTCGGTTAAGTATGGTTTGGTATCTGTGCCGATCCCTTTCACAAAGATCGTAGCAAACGTATGGAACCAAGGTCTCGACGCTGCTGGTCTCGGGATTTTTAGGTCTGGGAAGTTAGCCCACGGAAAATTGGCTAAAGCTTTCCCATTCCTTAAGGTTCTTGAACGATTCGAGATGAAAGGTCTTAAAGGTTCAGCTGACGAGGTTCAAGCTCAGAAGGATATGATGTTCGCAAGATCATTTAATGCTTTTGTCGCATTAGGTATTATTACACTCCTCGATCGGGTTCTTTGCGGTCAGTATGAAACTTATGGGTTTGAACTTTGCATAAACGGTCCTGGTCCTAAAGAGCCAGCACAAAAAGAACTTCTTAAGAATCGCTTAAGCTGGAAACCAAATTCTCTTTTCCTTCGCTTACCAGGCATAGGCGGCTTCTATCTTAGTTATATGTTGTCGCCTTTGGCTATTCCGTTGGCTGGTTTCGGATTAATAAAGGATAACGAGATTTATAACTACTACGCCAAGAAATCACCAAAGGACGCTTCTCTAGCTATGGCTCATAGACTGTTGACTGTTCCAATGGAGATGAACTTCTTGTCGGGTCTTGGGGATATGTTTGAAATCTTAAGCCCAAGTAACCCAGAGACCGCTCTTGCTAAAGCCAAGTCATTCCTTTCAAGAATGGGTTCATCAATGCTTGTCCCGAACTTCTTTAGGGATGTCGACCAGCTTATTGTGTCTAGCCTGCCGGGTGTGCTTAACCCAAGGACGGCTAGAGAAGACATTATACAAGCAGCATTTATTTCGAATACCCCAATCATTCGGCAAATGTACGGAAGTGCTGAGCTTGATATCTTAGGTCAACCAATTGAGATGACTTCACGAGTTGTAAGCGTTGCTGGGAAAGATACTTTGGTTGATGTACTCATCCAAAAGAATGCTCTCCCGACTGCTCCCAAAAAAGACAAATTGCTTGGTCTTGTCCCAATGGACGATACTCAATACGCACAGTATCGTGAATACAGAGCAAAACAACTTGGGGAAGATCTTAACACGCCAGAAATGATTGAAACCCTATCTAGAATGGAACCTGGAATGGCTCAGATGTATGTTCAGAAATATACCCAGAAAGCTAGCCAATTGGCTAAAGCAAAGATTCTGAGGGGAAGCCCAGAGATACTAAAAGAGGCAAGAGAAACAAAAGCTAAACAGATTAAATAGCTGTCGGACTACAAACCTTAAGAAGTACATAGAGTACCCAATCAAAACGAAACTAAACAAAATGGTTATTGAAGCAAAGGCCGCCTCAAAGCAATGCAGTCCAAATGATTTGGGGTCATACGAAGGTTTATCTTCTACCAACTTAGATTGACTTTTCTTTTTCATAATTTAATCTCCTTATAGTTATGCCACTTTCACGAGTCAACAAGGATAAAATGCCTTGCAATAAACCACGCCGAAGCACACGCCCCGGCAAAAAGATGATGGTTAAAGCTTGTGAAGGTGGCAAAGAAAAACTGATTCATTTCGGGGATAGCTCTATGCAAGACTATCGCCAACACAAAAGCAAGGCCAGACGACGAAGCTACTGCGCTAGGTCTGGTGGTATCAAAGGAAAGAACAGCAAACTGTCTGCGAACTATTGGGCACGTCATAAACTTTGGAGTTGCTGATATGGGTTTAGGTACTGCTAATCCTGGAAGCTCGAAACTGGAAGGTATCTTTGGGAAGGGTGCTCTCAAGGGCAAGGCTGGCATGGTTGTGGAGTCTGCGGTCAAGGCTGGCATCGATCCTAACTTATTTGCGGCTGTAATCGCTCACGAAACTGGTGCGGGAACCAGTAACGCTATCATCAATTACAACAACCCAGCGGGTATTATGGACCCAAAATCCAAGTGGACGAAGCTCAAGAAGTTCGGAAGTCTGGCAGAAGGGTTAGCCTATTCAGCCAACAACTTAAAGAAACGGGTAGATCAAGCTGGTGGTGACTTTACTAAGCTGGCTCAGATTTATGCGCCAGTCGGTGCGGAGAACGATCCTAAAGGGCTCAATGCTAATTGGACAACGGGGGTTAGCAAATTCTACAACTTGCTTGCAAGCGGCGAAACAGACCAGGGTGCACCCGCAGAAGAACAAACCCAAGAAGCACGATAAGAAGTTTGATTAAGAACACTGGTAAGATTACCAGTAAGATCGGTATGTGCTTTAATCGTACCATTCTAATGAGAGATCCATATCATTCTCATCGTTTGGGGTGGCGATAATTTGAAACCCTTTATGCTTGTGGCACTCATCGGATAGTTCGGCCAAAGCTTTTTTAGATACGTTTAGAATCCCATTGTTATCGATGATTGCCGAAGCTAAGAAGATACGCAGTAGCTTGTTAGCAACTGAGCCACCCCCATCAATTGAGTAAGTTTCGTGATCCACATAACCAGCTTGAAAGTATAAGCAATTGTGTCAAGCTGAGTAAGTGAAACTAAAAGATAAACTAAAAAGACCACCGATTGGATTTGTGTATCAAGATCCAGATACAAAGATGGTTGTTACTGGCAATACATTCGATGAGTTGGTTAGGAATGTTAATAGACATAGATATTTAAATGGTGTTGGTTTTTACCACGATCAAGAACAGATGATTCAAGATCAGCTATGCGATAAGCTTGGTGCTGAGTACTGCGAAGGTTATGGGCTAGGCGACGCAGTACATGCAATCGCCCAACCCATAGCCAAAGCAATCGATCGGGTTATCAAAACCAACATTAAAGGATGTTCATCATGCGCCCAAAGAAGAGCGAGACTGAATTCCTAATACCACCCAATAGTCCTCTATGGGATGAGTTATCGGAAACGTCCGATCTTCGAAGGTTGCCCGATGCGATCTGCGATATCCTCTTGCTGGCAAGAGCCGCAACTATGGATCTAATATCCCTCAAGGATCTCGAACGACATCTCGACAGGTTCGAAGACTGGCTTGACAAAGCCAATCCGTAAACCCGCTCCATAAGTATTCGATACCCCGTAATAGGATTCGGGAGAACCTATTGGGCCGTAATCATTTGTGAATGAGTAATACGACTCTGGTGCTCCCCAAGGTCCATAGTCATTGGAGGTTGATAGGTATAGGTCGGGATTGGCGGAGATGATTGGCTCGCCAATTCCTACAAGCAATGCCGGCCTAGCTTCTGTCAGCAGTTGACCAAAGGCCAACGATGGCAAGAGCAAAGCAAGCGTTACAATATGTCTGTATCTTCTTTCCATAAGTCTCCTGGTTCTACGGCTGGCATTGAGTTCTTGACTGGATAGTCTTTGTCGACCTCAACACCAAGCCATTCCATACATACACCACTTGATTCAACAGCACAACATTCGTGCCCTTGTTCGCAAGTATGCGTTGCTGGTTCATCAGCCGCCCAACTCCAATAACCATATCGAAGAAGCTTGTCTGATAGATCTGGTTTAGGTTCGTTCACTAAATAACTCTGGACGATAGGTCATAAACAAGTTGAGCCACAGCTGTCCGTAAGCGTCGGCCTTGTCTTGCTGGTGATCGCTTTCAGAAATCTCGTCCTTGAAATTTGGATAGGTGATCGTCTCTGCAAGCGTTGCAAGCGTTGTACTAAGCTCTTCCTTGGTTTCAAGGTAGATGCGGTACGGGTAATCTGACTTCTCATATTCATGTGTTGGGATATCCCGATTCAGCTTAGGTTGAATAACTTCGATAAGACGCTGGAGATCACCGAAGGTTCTTGTCCGAACAACAAACAATTTCTCTCCATTAGGGCGAAGATGATGTTGCTTCTCGACAATAGAATAGAATCCAATGTTTGTGGCTAACCACATATTATTTGTTACCTTTCATGTGTTGGTCAATACGATTCCCGATCCACTGCATACATGGAACAGCCATTGAATTGCCAAGGGCTTTGTAGCGTGGTCCATCGGGACAATCCTTAGCGGACTTATTCCGCCAAGGGATACGGGTGTGGTCAACTGGGAAGCCTTGAAGCTTCTCACATTCCGACGGCATGATTCTCCTAACAGCCGATCGAACACGTGTGTCCAGCACACCACCCGTGTGATTGATATCTGAAGCCGCCGACGACAGAGACTGACTCAAATCGCTGACGGATTGGTTGTAGGCATCGATAGCTTGAACTAGCGGGACGTTACCACCGCCAGTACCATAGCGTGAAACACAACTGGGTGCAACTTCAAGCGGTCCAGTTATACGGGAATCATTGGGGTGATTCTCATAAAGGACGGCATGCTTGTCACCTTTGGTTAAGGTTGGACAAGGGTCACTAGGTTTACCTATACCTAACCCATTACCCTTACCATCCGACTTGTCTCCGTGTTTACCAGAGTGTCGAGTGGCTTGGTCATGGATAGGAACAACGTAAGGTTGCTCAGTCTGCTTGATGAGGGTTGGTGCGATCTCGTGATTGATCGACGCATTAGCTTGCCCATCGCTAGCACAGATAGCTCCTTGGGCTACAAGCAATCGACCAGTGGTCAAGTCTTGGTTGCCCATGCCCTTGTAATCTCTGGCCAGCAGAGTATCGCAAGGTAGGCTAGGGTCGTTCCAATAAGTAGGAACGATATGTCCAGCCTTGACGCTCTGATGGGTTAGCTTTCCAGCTCCGCACTCGGTGTCGAGGGCTCCGATACAACTTGCATCAAAGCCTCTTTCAGCCTCGGAGGAAGTTCCTTCCCCCGCTTTTCTGCTCGGCGCAATATCCCTGCGCAACCCTTCGAACTCAAATAGAAGTGAGGAGGGATCTCCTTGGTCTGGAGCACATGCGACAACAAACACACGCTTGCGTCGTTGGGCCAAGCCGAAGTATTGGGCATCAAAGCACCGCCAAGCGACTGACCTTTTGGGTCCGTACACACAACCAGAGTCCGACCATCTTTTCCCTGACGGCTTGAGCTCACACTCTTCTCCCGACAAGCTTCCCAAAAAGCAACCGAAGGCGTTGTCTTTGGAGCTGAGGACTCCTGGTACGTTCTCCCAGATAACCCATTTGGGGTTGAAGTGGTCGGCCATTTTGACGTAGGTGAGGGTGAGTCCGCCTCTTGGATCGTCGAGTCCTCCACGGACTCCAGCGACGCTGAACGCTTGACACGGTGTTCCTCCGACCAAAACGTCAACTGGTTCTGCGAATTTCCATGATTCATATTTTGTCATATCTCCTAGGTTGGGAACCTCTGGCCAGTGATGCTTCAGCACCGCTGACGGGAAAGGTTCGATTTCCGAAAACGCAAGAGGCTTCCATCCTAGCTTCTCCCAAGCTACGGATGCCGCCTCGATGCCCGAACAAACTGACAGATACTTCATACATTAAGTTTCCCTTTCTTTGAGTAACCAGTCCAGCCTTTCTTCCGCAAGATTTGCAAAGCCTTCGAGGCTTCGCTACCAGCTGGCTGTGTTCCGTGAATCAACAATGCAAACGAATCGCCAGACTTATAAGCGTGGCTATCGTCGTGGTCAATCTCCAATCCTTTCCGCTCTGCCTCTTCAATACTGAAGACAACTTCAGCAGACTTAAGTTTGTAAGTGCCGATCAACCAATCGTGGATACCACCACGACTAGCGTTCAGTGCAAAGTTAGAGGGGATAGAATCTAAACGATCTACCCAAATATGTAGACTTTTGGTGTAGGCATAGAAGGTACGCAAGGGATTTTTGCGTGCAACTTGCATCCAAGCGTCAAAGTATTGTGGGCTGAAGAAGTCTCCAGAGACGTGGACACGGATAAGGTTGGCCTTCTTGGGAAGGCTCGCCTCAATCAACTCCGCCATCTCTTCGGTAGATTTACCTTTCAACAAGTCAAAGTTGTGCCATCGCTGTTCACGAGTGTTCTTGTATTGAGCTTCGTCAGATGCCGCAAAGCATCGGAACTTAGTTTCTAACCCGTCTTTGATTCCACTCCCGTGGCGACCAGCACGGGACAAACATTCCTTTGCACCAGGACAAGAGTATCCAGCTGGTAAGCTGAATGTATAAATGTCATTGGCAAGCTTGGCATTACCTTTGTTGAACTTGAGTAGTTGAATCATTTGATTGTCTTGCCCTTGCTAGGCAACTGACCGATATGGCTTAGCAACCAACTGGTCAGCATATGCTCAGCACGATTGACGAACTGGTCGCTAACACGTGTGAACTTGTGATGCCGTTTGCTGGCGATCTCAAGGGTAGTACGTTTGAACTTAGCTTTGTTTAGTATGCTCATAGTTTAATCCTTTTAGTTGTATGCCTCGGGTGCGGTTCAGCTTTGAACCCTTTCCCCTTGGCGTGTTTAAGTGTAGCTTTCGAGACGCCCCATTGAGAGGCAATCTCACCGAGAGGCACACCATTTTCGTATGCCTCTTTCCAGCGATCCCACCGATTCTTCACGCTATTGAAATCTCGGTAATATCCAACGCCACCATCCTTACGGATCTTTAGATACTCCTTAGTTGCCATCTTCCGCATATCATCAAGTGTGCGTTTGGCTGATATCTCTTTGCTTAGCTTGTCCACTAGCTTGATATGTTCGCTTACATCCTTGGCCATCTTGAAAACAAAGTTCTCAAGATATTGCAATGATCGGTGAAGGTTGTCGATGCGGTCATCCAAGCGTGGGATTTCTGATGCTTCGATTAACTTTTTGACTTTACTCGTAACATTCACTGGCTTCCCTTTCTGCCTTCTGTTGGGTAGCACTGAACAATGCTTCCTTGGCTGCTTCTAACAGATACTTCGAGGGTTCTTTAACTTCCTCTTGAGTATCAAGATGAGTAAGACTTAAGTCCGAGAACTCGGCTTGAGCATACTCACTGAAGAAGGCAATCTCTGTCTGGCACTCACGAGCACCTTGGTACTCGTAGTCGCCTATGCCCACATCTTCGGATTCAATGTGGTGAACCACTGTGCCACCAACCACATACCACATATTACTGAATTGAAACTTTACGTCACACTCTTCGACTTCGATTTCCATAATGTGTATCCTTCTGTTTCGGGGTTTAGTTCCTTACTATGGATGTAGTGTTGGTAGTCTGACAACAAAGAATCGCACCAACGGATTACCTCGTTGGCTGGGATTCTATTTAGATCTACACCTCCGTGATCTTCGAACGCTTGCTTCATTGACTTAACGAACAAGCCAAGCCTCACGATAAGCTGGGCACTCTCGCTCATTGCGTAAACTCAAGGAGTATCCATAGAGCATAGAAGGATGCTGTGGCGAAGAGTATGCCACCGGCAAATAAGACTCCAGTCGCTAGCAGATCTGCGATACGTTTCCAGTTAACATATGTTTTACCATTTCGTTTACGTGTTAGTTTCATTGAGAGTAAACCTCCTTCGCACTTCTTCAGAGACGTGCCGATAGTATAGTGACTCTTGTTGCTTCTTGGTTTCAAGTTCGTATTGCAACTTGACCAACTGCTCGTTAGACATTTTATTTATTTTCATATAGATAACTTGAAGGGTGTTCAACTGGGCAGACACACTAACGAAGCCCGTTCGGAAACATCTTCCGACTCTATGCCCCTTCAATAGTGTTTCCTTTCTTTGGTTTAGTCTGATGCGTGGTTGTAAATCATCTTTTCTAGAATATCGGGGTGCTCGTTGGCTAGCTCGTTGAGTTCTTCGTCGTTCATCGCAGTGCCGTCCTCAAATTGGCCAGCACTAAAGAATGCATCGCAGAAGTCTGGAGCATCCCAGTAATTGACACCGTCGATTTCGAGGGAACCGACATCAACAACTCTAGTAACGAGATGTCTATCTTCACCGATAGGCAGTTGTCTAAGTACGATTTTGCTTTTGTCTTTTTCCATTATGCCTTTCGGTGTGGTGTTTAGACCCCTTCCACTGATATAGACGGCGAGCCTAAGTCAACTTCTGTGATGTTAAGGAATCCAGGTCCATTACCCTCTTCGTCTCGGTATACCCAAGCCACCGAAGGTTTGCGATCACTGATTCCAGACTTGAACACTAGCCCGTAGACTGGCTCACCATTGAGGCCGTCATCATCTTTAACCACGTCGACAAGAATCTTGCCACGTAGCTTTAGATACTCTTTGAGATAGGGATCTGACTTAGTCGTTGGCACTGCCGTTCCTCCCATCACTGACGCCAAGCTTGGCTAGCGTCATAGCGTAGAACATACCGAAGTACTTCTCGCCAATCAAGGCGATGTCGTCGGCGTTGCTAGGCTCTTCGTTACGGAGCTTGGCGTAAGCCAAAGCACACGCTTGGCCGAGCACATACTTTCCACGGATGGACTGAAGCAACTCTGTCGCTGCATCTTTCCGTGCTTCATCTGATAGTCTGATGTACTTGCTCTTGTAGTTCTTTGCGTAATCGCTAACAAGTTTTTGCTGTGATACTTTCTTTTTCTTAACTGGTTTCTTCATATGTTTCTCCTTATGTTTAGGGTTTGGCTTCTTCTTCATGTAAACTTTCCGAGCTATGGACTCGGCAGTTCTCTTCAATCTCGTCCCACTCGAATCGAGTGTTGTCACAATCTTGTTCCCACATATGGTAGGCTTTGTCTTGTGCGAGTGTTTCTGACTCTGCTTCAACTTCAACGTAAGCGTCGAACTCAACGGTTCTACGCAGTTCAACTAGATACTTTGCCATACTCTTTCCTCCTTTGTTGTTGGTTATTTATGTTTGTCTTCAGCTAATAGCTTTGTGACAAAATCTGCGTCACGATCAGACATCGATTTAGTAGTGCCGACCACTAGTGGAATATGTCCACCAGAAACACGGGCAATCATCGCTTCGATACAAGACAAGCCATTGAGAACGCAGTCAGTTATCTCAATGTAGGCGTCGTGCTTTGACTGGCCGTCTCGTCGGTCTTCAATGTGTTTTAATAATTGGTCATTATCAATCTCGATACTAAGTTTGATCTTCATTTAGTTGTGTCCTCTATTCGTATAGGTTGTGGTCGGAACGTGTGGTTATTGGAACTACACGGAATCCTCCCCCAAGGTATTTGTTTAAGTCATCACATTCTGACAAGGCTTCCTTCTTGGTTTCAAAGAAGTAGTCCTTGTAATTGTCAGAGCCATCGTCGCTCTTGCGAAGATCGCCCCAGCCGAATGTGCATTGTGTCTGTATCTTGTATCTCATATTGGTGTTACTTTCTGACCTAGGAAATCTAAGTTCAATACATTCTGGTTGTGCCTATCGCACCAGACCTGGAAGCCCTTGGTTGTCCATCCCACATTGAGTCTTGCCCAAGTAGCTGGACTCTGATCTTCGGGTATCTCTTCCAAGCAGTGTCTACAATGTAGATATGATCTGATGTCGGGAACGTTTGCTTTAGCTTTCATTCGACCCCCATAGGTTCGTGGTCTCGGTATGGTGTGAAGAGATGGATCTCGTCGACGCAACAATCCTCTGGCGAATACCACCCAGACTTGAGTTTGTATTGTCGAGTGTGCATCTTCAAAGCCTTTGTTAATACGTTGAGTGCTTTCTCTTCGGTTAAAGCAAAAGCCTCGAACTCAAAACTAGGCGACTCGTATCTTGCTCTGAACATTATATCCTCACCCCTTCTGACTTTGCCCACAAGTACAACTGCTCATCGTTGGATAACCACAGACGGCGTTCACGATCATTCAGTCTGTGGATATTACCACCGCATACATCTCGTATATGCTGATCGATATCGGCTTTGTGTTCTCTAATAAAAGATGAGATCGCTTTTTGTTTCATTGTATTGTTGCTACTCCTTGGTTAATTATTACGTTGGTTGCCCATCCACGAATGACACATCGTGGTTGAGACTTACGCTCGTGGCTTTCACACGGCGTATTGATCTTGATGTTGCGTACTAGATGGCAAGCATCCTTGTAGTGAAGGGTCATAATCGTATGACCGCTACGCCTACTAGCTGGCTTGTTGTAGTGCATAAACCATCTGGTCTTCATTCATCTTTCTTGAGGGCAACGATCGCCCTCTTGATATCCTCAAGTCCTTCCCGAATGGTTTCGGTTAGGATGGTGAATTGTCTTTCGTCCATAACAAATACCTCCTTCATTAGATTGAGTAGAACTTAACGTCCATTAACTTGTCCATCTCCGCAGTCGTAGGAACTGCATCTACCCATTGGACAATCGCTTGGATTTCCTCAATGGTGGAAGCGGGAGAGATTGTCTCACCTTCCATACCAGTTCCGACAACGAGGGTTCGACCGACAAGATGGGATTGCGTACTACCCTTGAGGGTATAGCAACCAGCCAGTTGCATATGCTCGTCGCCCTTCAGCAATCCTTCGTCGTCGCATAGGGCAACGTCGTCGCCTCGTATGCCGAACGATGTGATGCAACTACAACCAAGCAACGCATAGATTTCGTGAAGATCAAAGCCAGTAGCAGACTCGACCTCGGTGATCGACTTGGCTTTAGGATCGATGAGGATTCCCTTAATCATAGTAGGACTTTCCAACGGTGTTCCCGTTAGTATCGAGGAGCGTATGCTCAACATCGTTACAGCTATGGATAGCATTGACCAAGCCTTGTAGGATGATGGCAATCTGACCTTCGGGGTAATCCCCGAACGCTGCGTTGTCTGTACGAATCTCTAACTTAAACGTAGCCATATTAGTATTCTCCTTTCATCCCGTATGCACTTCGCATCGGGTTGTTGTCTTGTATATCTTCCGCAAAGGTGTGAGCTTTGTGGTTGACCGACATACACTGGTTGACTTCATCAAGCCAGTCGAACTTCTCTTCGGGAAGTTTCTCAGTCCGACCCATCCAAGGTTTCGGACTAATGTTTATGAACCAGTCTTGCATCGTTGGGATTCTCCCAAGATCTTCTTTGACGTGTTGCTCTGCTACCCATCGTGTAGGGATTCGTCGTCCCTCACTAGTAGTAATCGTATGACCAAAGATACGCTCTGCCATAAAGCATCCCTCGGCGTGATGCCGTAGTGCTCTATGACGGAAGTCAGCGAACATCATCTTTGACTCATCGAACCAGTCGTGAATCTTCTGGTAGTCATCTGGCTTACCGCCCCACTTTCTCGCCGAACTAACTGCGTGGTGGTAGGGGTTAGCCATTAGTAGGTCTCGTTGTATTCGTTGACTTCCTCGACACGCTCGTTGTACTCGAGAGCAATCTCTGTGTCGCCTACTTTCAATTCAAACTCTCCGTAAGAACCAGCGTTGATCTCCCATCCTCCGTGGTTGTTCTCGAGTAGGTCATAGCAGATACTTTCGACCAGCTCGGAGATCGTAGGAGTCTTGGTAGTATAAACCCACTCTTTCTTCTTGGGATTCCAAGTAGACTCGTTGGAAATCAAAGCTCCCTCAACAAGAGTGTCCTTAACAGCATCTGTAAGGGCAACTCTCACTCTGTTAGCTTCGGCACCACGGAAGAACTCTGGCTCTTCCATCTGTCCAGAGTCACCACTACCATCAAATTGCACCTCAACGAATGAGATGTTGTGGGCAGATAGTGCACTGAACAACAAGGGTTTGTTGTACTTGATTCGTGAGCTGGCGTTCTTCATAACTTTTGCTTTCATAGTGGACGCAATTTTCTCCACTGCTTTCATAATATCTTTAGGCATAGTATCAATATCCTTTCTTTGTTAGTGAGCAATCGCCCCAATAAGTTGAGGACCGCATTTGGCTTGTCCTTGTGCAACTTGTTTGAGGTAGGTGACCGCATCTTCAATACGTTTGTACATAACAGCCTTGGCCTTGATGGCTAACGCCTTGGCCTCGGCAGTAAGATGTGCGTAGCAATTATCACGCTGACCATCAGTAACGCATCCGTCGCAGACCCAGAGCACTGGCTCGTTCTGGAAACGCTTGGCCTTGATCGCCCAGCGTAGAGCTGGTCCGTCAACACCATTACCACCACCACGACGCTTGGGTAACTTGTCGATCATCTTGCCGTCCTTGGCTAGTATCCAGAAGTTGGGTACGTCCTTGGTACCCGGTGCGTGGGAGTAGAGTGCGATAGTAGCCCCAGGTGCTGCGTTAAGTATCTTGAGTACGTCCTCACTCTCGACGCCCATAGAACCAGAGCCGTCGATCAATACGACACCGCCAGAGTTACGCTTCGTCCGATCAAAGATCCGACGATACGGGTCAGTCAGCATACGATGGATACGCCGAGGGTTGCGACCCGTAGGAGAGGCCAGCTTGATCTTGCCAAGGTTGCCGTTGTGCATCTTGACTAGAGGGGCTGAGCCTTCGCACAAGTCTGCGAACTTGGCGGTCATATCAGAATTGGCGTGGTCGGATGGCCTACGATTACGGAACGATGGAACTCTGCCAGTCTCCTTGGCAAGCTCGATGCACTTGTCTAGTAGCATCGCAATACGTTCGCTAATAGCAAAGCCACGGGTCATCATCTTGGAACGTGAACCAGCGATGGTTTTGTCCGACGTAAGATCGGACGAATACTTCTCAAGAACCTCATCGATAGACTCTGCAAGATTGCAGATGGACTCGAACATACTGAAGTCGTCGATTTCCGTACAAGCTTTCTTGACGCCACCAACCCAGTCCTTCCAACCAGCAGTACCAATGACGGCGGATGTGCCATATACTAGGCGTGTCATATCCTTGGCTTTCGCACAAGTGTATGCGTTGTTGCCGTCGTTGATGTCTGTTAGATGGGTCTCTGGGTCAAAGCCAACCTTCTTCATAGCACGATTGACACGTGCTTCCTCCGCTGCAAGGAGGGAATCGAAGGTAGCGTTTCCTCGTCTGAGCCACGGACGCAAGTCAGATGGACTCAACCGAACGTGCATCAATTCGTGTGCTCGTATGTGACGAGCTGTTTCGTCGGCGTCCAAGGGGACGTGCATCGTACTAGTAGCAATGCTTGTCTTGGGAGCACCACGAATGCCAGCACATCGAACGATGTCCCAACACTCATTGACTCCACGTACACCACCGCTCTGTCGTACAAACTCTGGATATACTTTCATCGACCCTCCTTTCAGCGAAGGTTAAAGGTTTAGTTAGCTCTTGTTGATCGTGTCGATCTTCGTAGCGTCCAAGAACTCCTTGGCCGACTCACCGAAGATGAGGTAAGCCGCACGCTCTGCACCGATAGCCTTGCGGAGATTGTCGTAGGCATAGAAGGAACGCAGATCAATACGGCGTTCTCCCAAGTCAGCGGCACGCTCTGCATAGGCACGCAAGTCGGGAGACAAGCGATCGAGTGCAGTCTTGTGGGGCTTGTTGACACGAACACGAATCGGGAAGCGGGAACGAATCGCCTCGGGCAATTCCTCGAGCTGTTCCAGATTCGTAGTCATCACTACGCTGAAGCCTTCAGCGGGAGTCTCGGTCTTACCAGTCTGGGGATTCTCCCAACGGCAAGACTCGGGGCTGTCAGTCATAGCAAGCAAGGTGGCGAACACGTCACCACCAGCCTTGTCGATCTCATCGACAATCAGCCGACCACCAGTACGCCAAGCCTTAACAGCTTGACCCTCGTGCCAGCTAAACGTGCCCTTCTCGTTGGGCATCCAAGCACCAGTCACATCGGCATTGGTCATATCTGGCGTGCAGATAAGACGGAATGTCGGGCGGTCTTGCGTAGCCATCGTGAGACCAGCATACGTCTTGCCAGTTCCAGGAGGTCCGTAAAGGACTAGGCGATTGACGCCAGCCGATAATGCGGTTTCGATATCCGTCCAACAATCGTTGGATGTCGTAGGTTGTTTCGATTTGGTAGCCATAGTAGTATCCTCCTTTGTTTATTTGTTGTTGTTGTTGTCTGCGTCAGCTTGAGCTTTCCTCTGCTCGAGCTGTAGTTCTTTCATCTTCTCCCGCATCTTGACCAATGCCTCTGGGACATCGTGTACGGGGAACTCGGCATCCGACAATAGGGTCGATGCCATTACCGAAACCATCATACAAGACTTGTGATACTCCTCTTCATCCTTGATGGATAGCAAGGCCAAGGCAGACAAGACGGCACGGACTTGATAGCCACGTTGGTCGTTCTTGTGCTCGTTCATTGGTGCGATCTTGTCGAGGATGTTAATGAAAAGATGGTAGAAACTTGCGTCGTTACCATTATCTTTTCCGTGTACCACTGACATCGAGGGTTGATCCTCGTTGCTGTCTTTGTTGAAGTTGATTCGTCCGCTCATAGTTAGTTAGCCTTTCTTGTAGGGGTTGGAGTTGTGTGGTTTGTCAGCTTGATGCAAGCCTTCTCGTCCCACTCCCATCCTTGATTGACAAGGTAGGTGTAGGCTTGTTTGGCTCGTAGGAATGTTTTAACTAGGACGTGCTTCTTTAGTAGCTTGTCCCAATAGAACACTCCGAATGGCTGTTGTATTGGCATCAGTCAATGATGTGCTTCGGAGCGGAAGCAACACTGAAGTTGACGGGAAGGTAAGTCCCGTCACTTGCCATCAGTCCCATCTTCGAACCATCGGGGAACTGACTGATGATGCGTCCCCAATGTAGGAACTCTTGTCGGCAATCGGCAATGTTGTAATGCCGAAGGCCAGACACTGGACGTCCGTTACGCATAACGATCCAGTTGTGTTTCGTTGCAACCTTGTTCAGAGTAGAACGAAGGTTGTTGTTGTCCCGCCATTGACCGAGGGTTGCTTGTGCCATATTAGTTTGACTCCTTACGTCCTTCTGTTACAAGTAGTCTATGCCGAAGGACTTGGGCATCGACTGGAAAGTCATTGAGTTGGAATACCTTAAGGGTATGCGTGTAACTCACATTGCATCTACGTACAAAATCAAGCAGTCTACTCTTGAAGCTCGTATTCGTAGGATGGGTTGGAAAGACAAACGCCTTGCAATGGAGAGTGCAATAGCCCACAAAGAAGCACAGAAAACCATACAAACGCTCGCCACAAAGGCGACCTCGTATCTTGAAAGGGTAGTAAAGGAAGTTGATAAGGGAATGAACGTGCTCGAAACCCAACATCCAGCCACTGCGAAGGAACTCAACGAGCATTTCGATGCACTTGGTAAGATCGATAAGGTGGCGAGACCAGCCTTGGGGCTTTCGTCTGAAGGAAATGGCGGAAAAGCGAGCGTAGTGAATGTCGCTGTGCTTCAACAATTTGCGGACATTGAACCTCAAAAAAGCATTGTAGTTGATAATCAACAACTTACTACTGAAGTTGATGCAATGCCTATTGTGCGACTTATTAAAGAGCCTCATTCCAGTCCCCTTTCCGTTGAACCAAACTCACAACCTTCGCAGAACGAATTGGCTTCAGTGCCCGATCAGCTTTCCGAGTAGCTTGGTAGTTAGCTTCGAAGTCCATTGCTCTGACGATGCGAGCCTTACTGATACGTACAAAGCCATAAGAGTAATCACGAGCCTTGATCGTTCGCTTCTTGAGACTCCAGATAGTGGCTCGGTTCTGATACAGCTCGGTCTGGTAGCAAGCGTTCATAGTAGGAGAAGCCTTACCCTCGAACGAATTGTTCATCTTGGGAGTCGGAACACCATCGAAACCAACAGCAACCAACTGATCTCGTAGACTTGTATTCATATACCTCCAGGAATTAAGGGTTAAAAAAAAGAAACACCGAGGGGAATTGAACCCCTCGGTGCTTCGGTGAATCTCTCTTTAGAGAGATTCCGTGAAAGTTCCCACCTTGACTGCTTTCTTGGGAGCAGCAGAAGCTGGAGGAACAGAGATCCCGACTCTCACAAAGTACTTACGATCTGAACCTTGTGGCTGAACCATCTGACCAGCTTTGGACAGAGAGAACGGAGTGAGGTTTGTCCAACCAGTATCACCAGTTGAACTCTGACTCCGCAGATACTCTCCAGAGAATACCATCACAAAGTAGTCTTTACCATCTACTTCGATCTTGGCAGAACTCCAGTTGACCAATGATTTGATTAGGTTTGTGAGTGATTTCATATTTAATTACTCTTTCTTTGTTAGTTGTTTTAGTTTTGTTCAGAGGAACTTCTGTTCCCCTTGCCAACCGAACAACGAAACCGACCGAAAAAAAGCCGACCGACCCCCCGCCAAAAACCCGAAGGGTTTTTGAACCCCAAAGTATAAGATGATATAAGATAGAGAATATACCCTGGGGGAGTAGTACCCCTCTTTATTATTACAAGGAATCACGGGGGGTGATGTAAAAAATTTTTTTTATATTTTGGGCTCTGGACAAAACGCCCGAACCGATACAATGCACTTATGCCTCTTGGACGTAACTACGCTATGGAGTACCGCCGGTACCACAGTTCGCGAAAAGCGAAACAAGACAGAGCGGCTAGAAACGCTGCCAGGAGAAGGTTGATATCGAAAGGTCGAGTTCGGAAGGGCGACGGAAAAGACGTCGACCACCGGGACGGAGATCCACGCAACAATCGTGCGGGGAACTTGAGGGTTATGTCAAAAGGTGCCAATCGTGGCCGGGACAATAACTCTTGGAGATACTAATGCCACTCGGTCGACAAAAGAAAACGAAGCCGAAGGACGCTTGCTACAACAAGGTTAAGTCTCGGTACAAGGTTTGGCCATCTGCATACGCCAGTGGAGCACTAGTGAAGTGTCGCAAGGTCGGAGCAAAGAACTGGGGAAACAAATAATGGCTTTCGAATTGGAAAAGAAATTCGGGTTGCACGGATGGTTCAAACGTAATAAGGGCAAGGGTTGGATCAACTGCAAAACAGGAGGCCCGTGTGGACGGGAAGACTCGAGCAAAGGAAGTTACCCAGCCTGTCGTCCGACCAAGGCAATGTGCAATTCGGCTGCACGGAAAAAGAAAAGCTCAAAGCGTATAAGTTGGAAAAACAAGCGTGGGCTTGGCGGAAGAGCTTGACGCAAATTTGACTTAGAATAGGATCTGAACATGCCTCTAGGACGTAACGTATCAGCCAACATTCGGGAGCTCTACGCCGATAACAAGAAAAAAGGTAAAGAGCGTGGTGCAAAAGGAAAGATGCGGTCGAAAAAACAGATCATCGCAATCGCCTTGTCCGCTGCTGGTAAGTCGAATAAGAAATAACAGCTGACAACATTCGTCAGCGGTATTGACACCTTACGATTGTTTCCATCATCTAGGGATGGACAAAAACCTAGAAAAGCTCAAAGAACAGATTGCCATCGAGGGCTTCATGGAAGCCAGCAAGGTATTCAGCTGGGATCCTCTAGACTTCAAGGATAAGGACAAGGATAACATAGACGATCGTGCAGAGCACCCAGATGAGGTAGACGAGGTTTAAGTGGACGACACCCTAATCGAACTTGCAAAGCAGCTGGCGGCCTTATTAGGCCTGTTTACAGCGATTGTACTGACCATTGGAGTAGGCACGATTGGATGGGTAACAATAGCTTGGTTTGGCGATATTATCTCTAAAGTACTACGCACAAGACTTAAGTAATTGGTAATCAACATTAGTGGGTATGTTTAGGTTTGTCCTCAACCCACTGACCAAACCCACTTGACCTAAAACCTTATAATAGTAGGTACTTATATATATATTCTTTCAAAAAGTGTATTAAGTGTATTAGTTTTAGATCGGAGGGTTTGGCAATTTATTTTTATTGCCACAAAATAAAATATTATAGGTAATGGGTTTTTTCCACGATCCCCAACCCCCTTTCCCACTTTTCGTATCTAACCCTCGACTATCCAACCATTTACGAAAACTGAACCACAAGTGGGATGAAACTCAAACCACTGAAACACAAAGGTTGATTTACAACGACTTACGTTTTTGGCGTTTCGATCTTGTAACTCGTTTAGGCTTAACGTTTTTCCAAACCTCGAACTTATCGTCCAGGTCGACAGACTTCAGCATAAGCCATTTGTAGACTTGGTAGCCTACGGTGAACCGCATTAGGAAGGTTCTAGAGACGATGTCTCCAAGCCAATAAAAAGCTTTGGAGGCTAGGAGTTTAATGTTACTGAAGTAGCTGGTAGGCTACGATTGAAGGGCTGGCAGAGGTAGGAGTGATTGCCGTAAAGTTCCCGTAGATTGTCGCACCAACAGGGATTGCCAAACCAGTGATCTGAGTTCCACCATTCCAGTTAGTGGCAGTCAAAGTAACCGTCGTTGCGGCAAGAGCAGTGATTGCTTGCCAAGGTCCACCAGTTAGTGCTGTATTTTGAGTTGCTCCACGTACTGCCGTGCTTTGAGCTAAGTCCAACAATGATGCTCCGTTTGCCATATGGTTTGAATTTAATCCCTTTTTAGTTTTGTCAATCGTTCTTGGGCAATTCTATTTCCCATTGCGTGATTCCGTTCAACAGCAGAAGACGTTTGACACGTGTGTTATCCAGAACGGAGATCGACGCAAGCAAACGACCAAGCATTCTGGAACTAGGCACGAACATCTTCACGCTCTGGCTGAGCTTTGCGTCTTGTTGGAATGCTAGGAGTAGCTCGATCGCAGATCCCTTCCAGTGAGTCTCCGCAGGATTATCTTTCTTGAATTGGAAC